GTCATCAGTGTGGTTCAGCGGAACGCACGCGCAGATAAAGAAGTTCCTTGCGCAGTATGACTGGCAGAACGCCGCAGCATTGGCGCACAACGCCATGTTCGACATGGCCATCCTCAACTGGCACTTTGGTATCAAGCCCAAGAAGGTTGCGGATACTCTGTCAATGGCAAGGGCACTACACACCATCGAGGTAGGTGGCAGTCTCGCTGCGCTGGCGGAGTACTACGGGCTTGGGGCAAAGGGTACGGAAGTAGGTGACGCGCTGGGCAAACGGCGTCTGGACTTTACAGCGGAGGAGTTGGCGAGGTACGGCGAGTACTGCAAGAACGACGTAGCGTTGACCTACAAACTGTTCGGGCGGTTGGCACAGGGCTTTCCGGTGTCAGAGCTTAACTTGATCGACCTGACCATCCGCATGTTCAGCGAACCAGTCATCGAGCTGGATGCTGGGGTGTTGGAACTCAACCTCAATAACGTGCGGGAAGCCAAACGCGTTGCACTTGCCAAGGCGATGATCGACAAGGATCAACTGATGAGCAACGAGCAGCTGGCAGAACTACTGCGGAGCTTGGGGGTGCAACCACCTACCAAGATAAGCCCAACCACGGGCAAGCAGGTTTACGCCTTTGCCAAAACGGACGAAGCGTTCTTGGAGTTGCTGGAGCACGACAACCTGCACGTACAGGCGCTGGCAGCGGCGAGGCTGGGGGTGAAGTCCACTATCGAGGAGTCACGCACCGAGCGGCTACTCAGTATCGCTACCCGTGGGTTGATGCCCATACCTCTGCGTTACTACGCGGCGCATACCGGGCGTTGGGGAGGCGATGATAAGGTCAACATGCAGAACTTGCCGCGCAACTCCGTACTCAAGTATGCGCTACGTGCACCGACAGGATACAAGTTCATCGACTGCGACTCTTCGCAGATTGAGGCCCGCACGTTGGCATGGTGGGCGGGGCAGGACGACTTGGTCACTGCGTTTGAACGTGGAGACGACGTGTACAAGATCATGGCTTCGGCCATATACGGTAAGCCCGTGGAAGAGATAGACAAAAGCGAACGCTTCGTTGGTAAGGCAACAATTTTGGGTAGCGGGTACAACATGGGGCCGAATAAGTTTCAGGTGCAGCTGCAAAACTTCAAGGTGGTAACCCCACTGGAGGAATGCCAGCGCATCATCGCTGTGTACCGTCAAACCTACGACCGCATCCCTGAGTTGTGGAAGCAGGCTGGTGAAGCCTTGGTCGCCATGATGAATGACCAGACCGCACCCTTGGGGCGAGACGGAGTAGTAGTTGTGGAAGGACGCAAAGGCATACGCCTGCCAAACGGGTTATACCTGCGGTATCCGAACTTGCGCTGGCATAACGATGCCACGACAGGCAAAAAAGAAATGGTGTACGACACCAAGAAAGGCAAGAGCGTTATACCTAACCGGATATACGGAGGTAAGGTCGTGGAGAACTGCTGTCAGGCGATTGCTCGCATCGTTATCGGTGAGCAGTTGATACGTGTCAGCCGCAAGTATCGGGTTGCCTTGACGGTGCATGACGCCATTGGTGTGGTTGTACCCGAGGCACAAGAAACAGAAGGGCTTGAGTTCGTTGAACAGTGTATGCGGACGCGCCCCGTGTGGGCACCAGACTTACCGTTGAACTGTGAGGGCGGGTCCGGGGAGTCCTACGGCGATTGTTAATTCGTAATGGTAGGGGGTTAGCGTTTTACTCCTATCACGGTCCCAGTGGGCGGTGGGCTGATGCAAAAAACACCCTCAACGTATAGCGGTTGACACTTTGTTGTCCTCCTGCCGGGTATACGTCGGAGAAACCACGCTACGGTTAGCCCTCCTGCATCCGCAGGAGGCACTCTTCCAACACAGAGGCAAACAAGCAATTGAAATACTGAGGATTATGTAATGGGTGACACTAAAAAGATGGCTGCACTTGAGGCAGCAATTAAGCGCGCATGTAAGGGGCACAAAGTTGACGAAATCGGTTCGGTTCTCAGCGTAATGTTAATCGACTTCGCAAAGCATATCGGTATGCCCAAAGATGTTTTCGCCGCCACGATACTTGCTTTCTGGGACGAGTCCGACGACCACATGGACGGGGTGGAGGTGCACTAATGGTACTCAAGAAAATTAAAGACCGCTGGTGGATGCTTACCAGTGACGATGGCGTAGTGAAGTTGACGTGGTTCGGCCAGACTAAAGAAGAGGTAATGGGCCGTTTCAAACGGTACATCCGCGAGTTGGACTTGGACAAAGTTCGGTACAGGCCGCGGGGTGCAAGATGAATACGGCGCTGAAAGGAGTAGGGAATGCACATAGAACTTGAACTCAAACGCCTCGGTATCGAACCTGTAGGATACGACAAGGAAGGGCCACAATATTCTCAGGCAACGGTTGACGCCCACGTTGTAAAAGCCATTTTAATCGAAGACTATTTCAAGAGGGTAACCAAGCGTATGAACGCCGACATAAAAACCGCGATCGACCTGACCGAAGAAGCTGACAAACGCTTCGCGTCCGCGCTGAACGCATTCACTAAGACGCATATTGATTTCTCTAGTAGCGCGAAGAAAGCAAGTTCGTCGGTTCGCACCGCCGCAGACACCATGGCTGCTGGACTGGCTAAAATCGAGAAGGCCGCAAACTTTGACCGCCTTGAGCGCATGGTCGATTTGTTGGAACGCGCAGCAGTGGCGATGTCCACCCTTGCCGAAATGGAAAAGTCGGGCCAGCTTGCCAAGCTGTCGGAGGCGATCAAGAAATGAAGCGCAAACCGGGCAAAGAGCGAAGTGGACATACTACGAAGGGGGCGATGAGCGATGAGTGAGCGCGATACGTTTATGGACTGCGCCAAATTTCTGGACGCGCTGGAGAAGAACGCCATGTACGAAAACATGTACGAGGACTCGGAGGGCCGGATGATTCTGGTGATAACCCCGCTTGACCTATATAGCTTTGTTAACAGACTGTGGAGGGAGAGGAGTAGGGAAATGAGAGTCTCAACGATGGTCATAGCACGTTCGTTCAAGCTGCCCCCCGATGCGCCGCATGATGAAGTGGTGAAGTTCAAGATAGCTTGCGAGACATACTTCGAGGCGGACCTGAAGCGCTACGTGGTGCTAGGTTGGCACAGTGCCCCGGACTGGAAGTTGCAGCTTGAGGATGGTATGCACCTCCATAAGCTTAGAGGGCGACCGATAGTGCAGATAGATGACAACGGCGATCCGGTTGTGGGGGAAGGAAAATGAATAAGCAGTTTATCGGACTGACACTAGAAGAAATTGAGGACATCATCAAGTCCAACATCACGATCACCGACTCCCGATTATACGAAGGCGTCTACGCAGTAGCGGTAGACATTGAGATAGCGTTGAAGAATAAGAACGATGGGGGCGATGAGTGATGACTAACACCGAGTGGAACAACTTCATGCAGCGCCTCAAAGCACTGCCGCCACTGAACAACAAGCCACGACCCGTGGACACCGATTTCTGGAGAGAGATGGATGCAATGCAAACGACCCAGCAACACCCCAGACAAAGAGGATCGGGAACTACTGCAGGGCAAGAGTCGTAACTACATTATTGGGTGGAACCGAGTTAAACACAGAGGAGACAAGCATGAACTGGAGAGAACTGATAAACCCGTGGGCCGAGCTGTGCCGGGCAAAGAGCGAAGTGGACATACTAAGGAGGGGGCAAGATGAATGAGTCAATCATGATCGGGTTCGGTTTCGGCGTGCTTGCTGCGCTGGCGATGCAAGAGTCTGACACTACTCCTGCAGGCGTAGTGTTTGGGTTGACTTCGCTGGCGGCTATCGTGGCGGCAGTGTTTTTTACGTTTCCGTTATTGTCGGGGTGGTACGTATGACTACGTACACGAAAGAACGAACATGCGTGTGCGAGCTAAAGAACATCTGCATGTCACCGGTGTGTGACCAAGAGTTTGAAGCATGTTCTGCTGAACTCAACTGGTGCCGCAACATTGGCAGCGACGGTAATGAGTGCGCACATGATGAGGCGTGTCATCAACCTACGCAGCTGCCGGAGGAAACGAAATGAGAAAAATGGGGGAATCCCTGCTATCCGCAGTTCCGAAAGCACGGAAATCAAAAGCATACTATCTCGCAGGTTTGATAAGGATAACTGTAGTTTGCAAACAGTGTAAGCGCGAGGGAAAGCAAACCCAAAACAAAATGAAACATTTACACTCCAACGGCTTTATCTGTTTTGAATGTTACACGGAAGGAAAAAACGAACTGCTGCAAGCACAACTTGCCATTGCACAACGAAAGCGGGAGATAAAACGAAATGATTAAAGGTAAGGTGTATCACACGATGACAGACAGTCACGCGAGGGAGAAGGAGGCATGGTTCGCGGACATACCGGATCAAGTCGCGGCATTTAGAAAACGGGGCGGGGTCGTCTACGAGGCACAGATCGGGGAGACCGTATATAACCCGCTGAAGCAACGCGCATTTGTGATAAACAACGACAAGCATAAAATCAAGCAGGGATGGAAGGAGGGGAAAACAAAATGAAAGACAACACGGTAATGGAGCGATACGTTATGCAAGTAGGTGCCGAAGTAGAAAAAGTTGTTGGGTATAAATGGCCCGGCGTGGTTGTGGCGGTTTTCAAAACACTCAGCGGAGAAACCCGTGTAGTCGTAGAGTGTACAGTTCCAGAAGTCAGGGGAGCCTTGCATATATACAACGAATCACAACTCATAGTTGTGGTGAAGGAGGGGAAAACAAAATGAAAGACAACATAAAAGTAATGAATAAAAAACCACTTTGGATGATATGGGACTGCGTAACAGGCTCTGTCGATGGGTTTTATTTCGATAAGGATATTGCCGAAAATGTGTTCAATATGCTGAAGGAAGAGGGATGCACATCAATTATGTTGTGTGAAATAAAAAAAAGACCCAGAGGTGCCACGTTACCTGATCATTTGTTCCATAACAAAAATGACGTTGGCTTTTATGGCCGGATCAAATACACAAACGAAATTGAAACAGCGGGAAGGAGGGGAAAACAAAATGAAAACTGAAGGTAACAAGCACGACAAAGACAAGATGCAAATGAATCTTATCGCTCCTGAGATGCTGATCGCACTCGCAGTGGTGCTTACGTTTGGTGCTCGCAAGTACTCCCCACGCAATTGGGAGAAAGGTATGTCATGGAGCAGGGGGTTCAGTGCCTTGATGCGTCACATGTGGGCGTGGTGGGGTGGAGAGTCAAAGGACAAGGAGACAGGGTACAGCCACTTGTGGCACGCTGCCTGTTGCCTGATGTTCCTAATAGCGTATGAGCAACGCAACACAGGAACCGACGACCGCCCCAGCACTACCCCACTGCCCCTTACTGTTCAGCTAGACCTATTTGACGAGGCATAAGATGACTACATGGTCCTACAGCAGCTTGAAAACATTCGAGCAGTGCGCAAAGAAGTACTACCACCTGAAGGTGCTCAAGGATGTGAAGGATGTGGGCAGCGAAGCCACCATCTACGGTAACGAAGCGCACAAAGCTGCGGAGGACTACGTGTCTGCAGGCACACCGCTGCCAGCCCGGTTCAGCTACATGCAGAAGACACTCGACGCACTGCTGGCTATCCCCGGAGAGAAGCACTGCGAGTTGAAGCTGGGCGTGGAACTCAGTGACACCGGCTACCTACCCTGCGAGTTCTTCGGGGAGGAGGTATGGTGGAGGGGTATTGCGGACCTGCTGATTATCAACGGGGACACCGGCTACTTGGTGGACTACAAGACCAGCAAGAACGCGAAGTATGCAGACACCAAACAATTGGACATTCTGGCAGCAGCAGTGTTTACTCGCTTCCCCCAACTGCGGAAGTTGAAGTCTGCCCTTGCTTTCGTAGTCAGTAACGAGTTCGTGAAGAAGGAGCATACCTCCGACCTGAGCAAATCGTACTTCGCTACATTTACGCCGGAACTGGATAGACTATCGGTAGCGGAAAGCACCGGGGTGTGGAACGCCAATTCCGGTCCGTTGTGCAAGTTCTGTCCAGTCACCACATGCGAACATAACAGGAGATAGCCATGCCCTATGTAAACAAGCCCCGCCCTTACAAGAAAGAATACGAGCAGTACCAAGGCACAGAAGAACAGAAGAAGAACCGCGCCAAACGCAACAAGGCCCGCCGGGAGATGGAGCGCAAAGGCAAGGTGCACAAGGGAGATGGCAAAGACGTTGACCACGTAAAGCCTCTGTCCAAGGGCGGTGGCACCAACACAGGTAACCTGCGGGTTAAACCAGTAAGCGCAAACCGTGGATACGCACGGAACAAAGACAACTCGGTGAAGTAATGGAAATCGTGAACGACGCAGTGGTGTTGGTGAAGACCAAGCAACCGCACCTCATTACGGAACGCATCAAGAAATCCAAGGTGCTCCGTGAGACGGATGGACTGTTTGAGGTGGCTATCCATTGGGGGTTGGCAGAAGCGCAAGCACTGGCGGCTATCGGTCTCAAGACTTCACCATCCCCTATACTCAGGGATTACGCGTGGACAGGGAAGTTCTCACCGTTCGCACACCAGAAAGAAACTTCCGGGTTTTTGACACTCCGCAAAAAAGCATTCTGCTTCAACGAGCAGGGTACAGGTAAGACTGCCAGCGTGATATGGGCAGTGGACTACTTGATGAAGATCAACGCCATCAAACGCGTACTGGTGATATGCCCACTGTCGATTATGAAGTCGGCGTGGCAGCAAGACCTGTTCAAGTTCGCTATGCACCGTAGCTGCTCTGTAGCCCACGGAGATGCCACAGCGCGGCGCAAGATACTCAACGCCAAGTCTGAGTTCGTCATCATCAACTTTGACGGCGTGGCGGTGATAAAGGACGAGATCATCAAGGGCGGCTTTGACATGGTGGTTGTTGACGAAGCCTCTGCCTATAAGAACGTCAAGACAAATCGTTGGAAAGTGTTGAACGAAATCATGAGTCACGTAGAGTGGCTGTGGATGCTTACAGGTACTCCAGCAGCACAATCCCCCTTGGATGCGTATGGGTTGGCCAAACTGATTAACCCCGCAGGGGCACCGAAATACTTCGGGCAGTTCCGGGACATGGTGATGTACAAGGTCACCGAGTTCTTGTGGAAGCCGCGCAACACCGCAGACAAGATCGTTCACACCATGTTGCAACCTGCGATCCGTTTCGAGAAAGACCAGTGCCTTGACCTGCCCCCATTGACGTTTGTAGAACGTGACGCCCCGCTGACCCCCATGCAGCAGACGTACTACACCAAGCTGAAAAATCAGATGACATGTGAAGCGGCGGGTGAGCAGATCACGTCCGTCAATGCAGCTACCAACCTCAACAAGCTGTTGCAAATATCAGGGGGTGCGGTCTACTCGGATACTGGAGGGGTCGTAGAGTTCGACGTAAGCAACAGACTGAACGTGGTGCTTGAGGTAATCGAGGAGTCATCGCACAAGGTGCTTGTGTTCGTGCCGTTCACGCATACCATAAACCTGCTGAGCGAGTTCCTGACCAAGCACAAGATAACCAACGATGTGATTTCCGGCAGTGTGTCAGTCAACAACCGGGCGCGGATCATCCAGAACTTCCAAGAGAAACCAGACCCACACGTTCTTGTTATCCAGCCACAAGCGGCATCCCACGGGCTTACCCTTACCGCAGCAAACACTATTATTTGGTACGCTCCGGTTACCAGCGTAGAGACTTACTTGCAGGCCAACGCACGCATCAACCGTCCCGGGCAGCACAATCCGATGACGATAGTGCATATCCAAGGAAGCCCAGTAGAAGCCAAGCTGTACACCATGCTCCAACAAAACATACACAGTCACACAAAAATAATTGACCTATATCGACAAGAAGTTGACACTAAATAGTTGACATTGTCAAAGACGTAGGTAAACTCCCAAACTCAACCCCAACATGGAGGCACTATGAGTGACTCAATAGACGGCCTGACCGCCGATAAACTGGTTGCGATCTACTTGAAGATTCGCTCCAAGATCAAAGAACACGAGGAAGAGATCGACCGCTTCAAAGAGCAGATGCAGATGGTCAGCAACAAAATGCTGGATTTCTGTGCCGCTGACAACCTCGACAGCATCAAGACCCCAGAGGGCACCATCAGCCGACGCCTGTCGTCGCGTTATTGGACCAGCGACTGGGATGCTATGTACAAGTTTATTCACGACAACAACGCAGGGTTCCTGCTGGAGAAGCGCATCAACAACACCGCACTAAAAGAATTCTTGGCGGACAACCCAGAGTCAGTCCCGCCCGGACTGCAGTCCAACAACGAATACGTAATATCTGTACGCAAACCAACCGCTAAATAGGAGCGAGCTATGACTAAAGAAGTAAGCATTTTCGGTAACAACGACGTTGTAACGTCCGGTGAACGCAAGCTGAGTAAACTGGCTCAGACCCTCGCATCCACCTCGATGGTACGACGCATCCAGACCAACACCAACGGCACGTTCAAACGCTTGGTGAACGGGGAGCAAGTCGGCAACGCTGTCCGTGGCGAGCTTGACGTAATCATCGTCGGGGCACTGCCGCAGGTATCCCGCGTGTACTACGAGCAAAAGTACGACCCCAAAGCAGAACCAACCATGCCCAACTGCTGGTCCAACCTCGGGGAAGCACCAGAGAAGAACGTGGCCGACCCGCAACACGCCAACTGCGCAGACTGCCCGATGAACGTCAAAGGCTCCGGCGAGAATGGCAGCAAGGCGTGCCGCTACCAGCGTCGTATCTCCGTACTGCTTGCCAACGACCCATCGGGTGACGTGTACCAGTTCAACATCCCGGCCAAATCGCTGTTCGGCAAGGGCACTGGCAACGTGCACCCGTTCGAGAGCTACATCAAGTTCCTGATCGCCAACGGTGAGTCCCCGGATAACGTGGTGACCAAGATCAGCTACGACGACAACGCCGACTCCATGGAGCTGCTGTTCTCCCCAATGCGCAACACAAGCGATGCAGAGTACCAGCAGGTTGTGGCTGCTCAAGCACGCCCAGAGACGGAGACGTACACCAAGATCACCGTGGCGCAGATGGACGGCGTGACCAAGGCTCCAGTCAAGGCTGCTCCCAAGCCGGAACCCGTGAAGGAAGCACCGAAACCGAAGGTGTCCCGCAGTGAAGACCCGGACGACGATGCCCCTGCCCCAGCCCCCGCCGCAGTAGCGGAGCCAGTCAAGCGCGAGAAGAAGCGTGAAGCTGCTCCCCCAGCACCCACTGCGGACCTTGCAGGTGTGATCGCTGAATGGGCCGGTGACGACTGATATGAGTTACGGGTATAACGCCAAGCTGATAAAGCTCAACAAGCAAACCAGTCGGAAGCTCCTCGGCGTCCGACTGGGGCGCGTCTGTATCGCGCATGACGTGCCGGTGGCAGAAGTAGCCTACAAGCTGGGAGTCAGCAGGCAGACCATTTACAACTGGTTTGTTGGCGCTTCCAACCCAAGGGCAGAATTTGTGCCGTCCATTGAGAAGTTCATCGCTTCCAAGGGCTGACTCCTTCCCCACATTACTACCGAGGAAACTTGGGGGATAACATCCCCCTGAAATAAGCATGAGCGAATTTGACCTGCTAAGTTATGTTCAGCCACCGGATGGGTGGTTCGCGGTGGTGGGGATACACAGCGACAAAAGTGCGCGCCAGCTACTTGTAGCTACCCGAGAAGAGGTAGATAAGGTTGCCGCCAAGTTTATAGCCCAACAACGGAATGTGTTCTTCGGTGTTGCCAAGTTTGCTACCGACAGCGACCGCACTAAGGAAAACGTGCAGAGCCTCAAGGCACTGTGGTTGGACATCGACTGCGGTGAGGACAAGGCAGCGGTAAACCCCAAAACCGGCAGGCCGAACGGGTACATAGACCAAGCCACCGGACTGAGCGCACTGCGTGACTTCTGCAAGCTGGTCGGGTTGCCCAAACCCACCCTTGTAAACTCAGGGCGTGGCATCCACGTCTACTGGGTACTCGACAAGGTGGTAACTCAGCACGAGTGGGAACCCGTTGCCGCACGTTTGCGCAAGTTGTGCTTCACGCACGGTCTGCATGTGGACACGGCAGTGTTTGAAGTCTCTCGCATCCTGCGTATCCCGGGCACGCTGAACTTCAAGGACGACCCGCCCAAGCCAGTAGTAGTGATGAACGTCGCTCCGCCGGTAGCGTTCAGTGAGTTCTGCCGCCTGTTGGGGGTGGAGGAAACACCGGTAGCAGCACCGAGAGTGAAGCGTGAGTTGACCGCGCTGGGCAAGGCCATGATGAACAACGTCGAGTCCAAGTTCAGCACGTTGATGGTACGCAGTGCGAAGGGTTCGGGGTGTAGGCAGCTGCTGTCCTGCTTTCAGGAACGGGCCACGTTGGAAGAACCACGTTGGTTCAACGCCCTGTCTATTGCCAAGTTCTGCTCGGACCGCGACACTGCGATCCACAAGATGTCCGAAGGGCACCCCGATTACGACTACGCCGTCGTGGAGAAGAAGGCTCAAGGCATAAAGGGACCACACAGTTGTGAAGAGTTTGAAGCCAAGAATCCGGGCGGGTGCGATGGCTGTCCGCACAAGGGCAAGATAACCAGCCCCATCGTGCTGGGCAGAGACGTGATCCGCGCCACCGAGGAAGACAACACCGTTACGGTGGAGGATGAGGAAGGGGAAGTAGAAGAGCACCAGATACCAGCGTATCCGTTTCCGTTCTTCAGGGGCAAGACGGGTGGTGTTTACGTGCAGGGGGAGGGTGACGAGGAAGAACCCAGATTGGTCTACGAGCACGACCTCTACGTGGTGAAGCTGATGCACGACCCACTGGCGGGGTTTGTCGTCGTGTTGAAAGTGCACCTACCACAGGACGGAGTAAGGGAGTTCGTCATCCCCAACGTGAGCGTCACGGAACGCGGAGAGCTGCGCAAGGCCCTGTCCAAGGTTGGCGTGGTGGGTACTGAAGCCAAGTTCGCGCTCATTGCCAGCTACATTTTGGCGTCAATACGCGAGCATCAATTCAAGAGGAAAGCAGAGCTTATGAGATTGCAATTCGGCTGGGCCGACAAAGACAGCAAGTTCATCGTGGGAGACCGCGAGATTTCAAAGGACGGGGTCTACCACAGCCCGCCATCCACAGTTACCGGCAGCCTCGCGCACAACTTCGAGGTACGGGGTACGCTGGAAGCATGGAAGGAAGTATTCAAGCTGTACGGGCGTGAGGGGTTAGAGGTTCAGGCATTCGCCGCGTTGAGCGGGTTCGGTGCGCCGTTGCTTAAATTCACTGGGCAGAAGGGGGCGATTATCAACCTCATTCACTCCCGGTCGGGCACGGGTAAGACCACCGTACTGCGTATGGCCAACAGCGTTTTTGGGCACCCAGAGAATCTGCTCGGCACCCCAGACGACACCAAGGTGGGTCGCATCATCAAGGTCGGCATACTGAACAACATCGTCAACACCATCGACGAGCTGACCAACACTTCCGGTGAAGACTTCTCCCAGCTTGCATATGCCTATTCGCAAGGGCGAGGTAAGGATAAGGCGAAGAGCAACGCCAACGAGCTGCGCGAGAACCACATTACGTGGCGCACCATTACCCTGAGTAGCTCCAACGCTTCGTTCGCGGAGAAGCTGATGGCAGTCAAGAACACCCCCGAAGGCGAGCTTATGCGCCTGTTGGAGTTCAAGGTGGAGTACACCGACGCCGAGGTTATCACCGTTGCGGAGGGTAAGCATTTGTTTGACCACGTTCTGGACGACAACTACGGGACTGCCGGGGAGCTGTATGCCCGGTGGCTCGTGGGCAATCTGGAGGAAGCAGTGTCCACGATGCTGCGTGTGCAGAAGAAGATAGACCAAGAACTGAGGCTGTCCCAACGCGAACGTAACTACTCCGCCATCGTTGCTGCCAACATCACCGGGGGTTTGATAGCCAAGCAGTTGGGGCTGATTGACTGGGATGTAAAGCGCATCTTCAACGTCGTGGCACCGAAGATTCTGGACTTGGGAGCAGACGCCGTAGCATCCGCCAACAGCGCGAGCAGCGTCATCGGGGATTATATCTACCGGCATAACCACAACATACTCGTCGTTGAAGACGGGGTGGACAACCGCAGTCAGATGCAGAAGTTCCCTGTACTGGAGCCACGCGGTGCCTTGCTCATACGCTACGAGCCGGACACCAAACGGTTGTTCTTCTCCGTGCGGGAGTTCAAGAAGGACTGCGTAGAAAACCAAGTCAACTACAAAGACATACTGAAGGAGTTGGAGACAAACGGAGTGTTGCTCGAAGTGACCACCAAGCGGTTAGCGAAGGGTTCCAAGATTGTAGCCCCCGGCGTGCGCGCACTGGTGTTCGACTGCTCCAACCCGGACTTCATCAACATGGACCACGTAGCCCCGCCGCCGAAGTCCGATGAAGGTTGAATCCGTCAATTACGAGATTAACTGGGAGCACTTCAAAGTGGGGTGCTCCTTCTTCATCCCCTGCCTCAACCCGCCTGAAGCCCTGAAGGAAGTCCTTCGTGTAACTAAACGCTTGAAGTTACATGTGACTACCAAGGTAGTCATAGAAGGCAAAGTACAGGGGATACGTATTTGGCGGGTTAGTCCTCCCCGAGCTTGAACCGTTTTTCGATGTCTCGCTGCAGGCTCTTGGAGATTCGGATACCGCGCATCATTTCTTCTTGCGCGGCCTCACGGGACCTAACTGACCGCTGCAGAGTGTCTGTCCCCATCAGCCCCGGGTACTTGCGGCGGAATTCAGCCGCCTGTTTCTGGAATTCCCGTGCCATGTCTGGGTCGCCATCAGCCCTTGCCATGTTGTACCCGTCCAGTATCCGTTGCTTACGCGCCAGCACCGCTGCCTCATACTGCTTTGCTGCACTGCGCCGTTCCTGAAGGTCCGCCAAGTCAGCGGGAGCGAAGCCAGCCATCTGCCCCAACGCGTTCAGCACGTTGATGTCGCTCTCTATGGGGTCACCGTCGAGCGTCTCAGCACCTTCGGTCATGTAGCGGTACCCTTTCATCCCATTGCTGAGGAACGTAGGCAACAGCGTTTCAATGCCTCGCTCGACATTGCCCCGCTCTATCTCGGTGATGGCGCGTTCAAAGTTGATGGCGTAGTTACCCATCGGGCCCATTAAGCTCATCATCAGTGTGCGTGCGTATCCGTAGTTCTGCACACTGAGGGGGTCGTCCCGCCAGAGAATGTCACTGGCCAACGCGGCGCGTTTGCTGAGGTCGATGTTCAACGCCTTGGCAATCAGCCCGTCGTAGAAGTCCCCGGATATTTCCCGCATCTGCATGTTGAAGTCGTACGGTTCGTCATCATCGTCAGACAGCAACGCCGCCAGCATACGCCCTAGTACGGAGAACGCCCCGTAGAACGGAAGTCCAGCGGCTCCGAGGAATGCACCTGACATGCCGAAGATACCAAGCAGCTGACGCCGCGCAACGTCTTTGACTTTTGGGTCCAAATCAGACTTGAGGAACGCTCGGTGGAAAGCCAAAGCGATGACAGTGGCTTGCTGAAAGCCGATCTTTTTGAACGTCAGGATTACGCGTCCGAAGTCGTTCTTGAAATACTCAGGCGACACTTCGGACATGCCAGCGGTGTGCGTGTCTTTCACTGTCTTGGCAGCAAACTCGATAGCCTCCGCTTCAGACATCGGCTTCTGCCCCGGAGCCCCTTTGCGTGCAAGCTCATACGCAGCTATAGCGGTGGTAGCGCGCATGTATCGTTCGCTGGCGTTGAAGGGTATAGAGAGCAGGTCAATCACTTTGGTAGTCAACCCTCCCAGCTCCTTGCCGGTGGTCTTGCTCCGCTCCAATGCTTCCCGCGCCGTGGTGTGTTGCAGCAGGCCGCGGTTGTCCAAGCTGGTATACAGGGCCTTGTACTTACCCTTACTCCAACTCTCTCCCCAACCCCGCGCTGCAGCCGACCCTGCCTCAGTCATAGTGCTCATCGTGGCGCCGTAACCGAAACGCCCGCCCAGTATGGGGTACACAAAGAACGGCAAGCCTGTAAGGTTGACTACCGCCGACGCCACACTGCCAAGGATATGCAGATAGTAGCTGCCGGTGGTGAGTGCACGGGCAATTGGGCTGTAGTTCAAATTCAGGAATGACTCCCGCTGCCCTTCGATGCTGCTGGCTACGGCTTGTATGTTCATGTCATCACTGTACTTCCCTTCTTTGCCCGCTACGTCTTGAACGCGATCCAAGGCGGTGACGATCTTTGGGTTGTACTCAGTGTTGGCCAGCTTATTTACCCACTTTACTGCTACGTCAGAATACGCACGGATCATGTCTTCGTTCATGCCGGGCAGCAATTTGGCTTTGGTGAACTGTTTCATAATCGAGTTGGCGGGGAACATCAGGTAGTACTGCTGGTACACCTCGTTCACGACATCTTCGCTTACTTTATTGGCACGCATCTCGTTGATGGTCTTACTGATGAACGACGCCGCCGGTAGGTCCTTGGGTGCCTTCACGTTTTGGATATTCATGAACGAGTCAATTTTCAACTTAGGATACTGGCGCTTCAACGCGCTGACGGCTTGCGCTCTCGCGGCATCTGACTCGAACGCCATTGGGGTGCGCTCCCCGGTAGTCGGATCAGTGTACTCAATCCAATACTCCCCATAGCGCATGAACGGCATGTACCCGATGACCCCTTCCATATTGGCAAAGTCTTTCAACAGTTTCTGCGCAGTAGACGGAGACAGGAACGACTGCAGGAGGGTTGTGAATTTCTTAAGCGAGCTGTCCAAGTCCTCACGCATCAACCGATAAGCGTTGCGCACTTCAGCAGGCAGGCTGTTGTATACCCCAAGAAGTCTGGTGTACTCCGCTTGCTTGCTCGGGGTGGGTTTGAACTGTGGGTTCAACAGATCGACACCGGCACGACGGGCGTCGATTGCCATCCTGTTCATGCGTTTGACTTGCTCGGAGTACTTGTTTTCCACCCGCATCAGTTCACGCACAATTTTGCTGACACGATCAATACCTTGGTCGATGGCCCCGCGCTTGGACTCAACAGCAGTTTCCAGCTCGCGGATAGGCAGCTTGTCTCCGACCATGGAGTCCATATCGTTGAGAGACACAGCGCCCAAGATAGCGCGTCGAAGCCCCATGGTTCTGGCGTTGGACAGTGCGTCTCGTACCCGGTCTTGGGTGCCCTGCGCCGCCGCTGCAACCTCTGCCCCAAGCTCGTTTAACTTGCCCGGGCCGTAGAATATGGAGTCTGCGATGTCTGCTTTCTGGTCGCCGGATACGTCCAGCACGTCGGATACAAACTTGAGGCCGGTATCGTACGCACTCTGACGTTCGCGGAAACCGAAGAACTCTGCCACTGCCTGCATGACACGTTTCCACAGGCTATCGCTGCGTGGTGCCTTGATGGACTTCAGCAACGCTTGGAACTCGGGGTTGCTTACCAGCTCCGCAGCGAACTCTTGCAGGTCCTGCCCACCATAGGCATTACCCATGCGGTCCTTGATCTCGTTGAAGAACTTGGTGAACTGTTTGGTAACTTCAAGCTCTGGGTTTGCCAAAGCATGTACAAGCGCCGCATGGGACACTTCATGCACCAGTGTGTGTTCGTTGAGGCCAAGCTCCGGGTCGAGCGTGATAGTGTCGGTTACGGGGTCGTAGGAGCCAGCACGTTGGGAGGCGTAAAACTCTCTGTTACCCACCCTCGATATAGCTGCTTTGAGTTGTGGCGATATTTCAAATGCTGTGGGCTCTTCGAGTATTGCCTGAATAGCTTGGTGAGGGTAGTCAAACCCAAGCATGTCAGCTTTATTCAAAGCGCGCAGTAGAGACTGTTCCGGGGAGGGTAGCTCCCGCATAGCGGCGTCGTAAGCGTCCTCTGGGGAAAACGACTCGTCGTATATACCACTCAAACGGTTATATACGCGTTTCAGCGCTTCTTCACGCCCTACACGAGACGGATAATCTTCTTGCTCCGCCCATTGCTCGTTAAGAGCCAACCCCTCTTCCGGCACCGCCCCCACAACGATCTTTGTCTTCAACCCGAGGGACTGAATCTTGCGCAAAACCTGTTGCGCTTCCGGGCGTCCGGACATTTTGGCCACAAGCAGGGCGATGGTTTTCTTCAAGTCACCGGACGTAACAGCGTCGAGCAAGTCACCTTCCAGCTTAGGGGAGGCAGTGGCGTTTTCTAGCGCTATAAGGCCCGGGATGTTTTTAGCTGTCTTCGTCAGCGCCGCTTTAGCGGCGGGGTCGTCCACCCACTTTGCGGAGTCCTTTATGAGCTGCTGTAGAGAGCGGTTGCCCGGATCGCTGTTGAAGAAGGATATCAAGGCTTCCGTACCAGCCTTCTGTGTTACACCCTCACCGAAGAAATCCTCTTCGGTGTACTTCTTGCCCCGTGCCTTTCTGGTTTTAAGTTTGTCCTCAGGGGGTGTAACGCTTTCTACCGCAGGGGCGGTTGTGCCTTTATCTGCACCACCCTTACGACCTTTCGACGACTTGCTTCTAACTACTGGCGTACCTGTAGTTGTGGTGTCGGCTGTTGTGGCTGTTGCGGTGGGTTCGCCGGTAGCTGGGGCCTTGGATGTTTTTGGTCCCACTTGTCGTTCTTGCGTTTTTGTTTTGACGGTTTGAGCTTGGCCACTGGTCTCCTCGGCTATTGGGGTTGGTGTGGGTGGTGTAAAGCCTTTTAGTTCGTCAGTGGGGACGTAGCTGTCTGCGGTTGCATTTGCCGCACGGACCCTAGAGTACTGCCTCCCATCAGGGCCTTTCCCGGGGGCTTCGTTGTAAACAGCCACAGGGAGGTCAGTGTCCTTGTTGGCCCATACGGTGTTTACGGTGCCCGCCTCTGCCTTGGCCGCAGGTTGCGCAGGTGCTACTTGAAAAGGTGCTGCAACTTGAAATTCGGGGCGCTTGAGAAACGTCTCCACCGCAGTTGCGTTCTTCCCGCCGCGGTATCCTTGAGCAGCGGTTTCCAAGTCAGTCTTGACCTGTGCAGCAACTGCGGGGTCGGATATGTCTCTGCCAGCAAGAGGGCCGTTCTCCGCAAAAATGCCCAACCCCGAGTTAGCACCCGGGATCAGTGCGCGAAGTGAAGCGCGGTCTGTAGGCAGCACGGAGGAGGGTGCCGCCGCAGGGGCAGGAGCCGTAGTAGGACGCCCAGCCTGAAGTTTGCCTTGTTTGGCAGCAGCAGCATCGAGGTCTTTTTGCGCTTTGGCGGTGAATTCGGTGCCTAATACGCGCTCAAGCGGGGGTCGTGCATTAGCCAACAGGTCTACGCTTTTCGGGGCTACCTCTGCTAAACCCGTAGCGCGAGCTTCTGCCGTTTTGCGCTCTTGTTCTTTTGCCAGTCTGTCGGCCTCTTTCTGTGCAGCTGCTTGGCGTTGTGCTTCCTGACGAGCACGGATGGCAGCGGCCTTTTCTTCCGCTGTGACAACTGCTGCGGCCTCTTTCTGTGCTTTGGCGGCTTCCTTTTCTTTTGCGATAAACGGTTTGGTAGGCGCACCAGACGCAGTGAACATCGCCTCTTGGTCTTCCGGCTTCTGCTTGGCAACCGTATTCAGTATCGCTCGTTCTTCGGGGTTCAGCTCCTCTAGCGTTTTGTTGGTATCAAACGGCACACCTTGAACTTCGGCTTCCGCCGCAGCCTGAGCGAACAACACACGCTCATTCTCCGCCTTGTACAAAGTGTCAAACTCTTTTTGCTCCGTCTGCGTGAGATTCTCCAGCTTGCCAGACTGGATCACCCCTAATTGCCGCCCACGCTGGAACACGTAATTCCGGTTCACTACATTGGGGAGCGTAGCCGCAGGCTGAGTAGCAGGAGTTCCCGGGGGCGGGGGTGGCACACCCGCAAGCTCCATCTGCCCACCAAGGTCTGTCTCTCGTTGCTCCTTTGCAACCCGATCTCCCCTGATCTGCTGGATGTTTTGAGCACGCGCTGCGGTCTGCTGTCTCTCACTCGCTCTCTCCGCTGCGCCACCAGCGATACCAAATACACCCCCGCCAACGCCGCCTTGTACTGCGGACTCCATGATACGGTCCCACTCTTCTTTACCGAAGGCTTCGGGATGCTCGTTGATGAACCGTTCTGCAGCGATGCTTATGCCTTCTTGCGCAGCCTCAGTGGCTGCTTCACCGGTTGTATTTTTAATGGCATTGGAGGTGACAGAACGCAATAAGCCTTTGTCCATGCCGGAGCGCGCAAGCAAACGCTCGACGACCCCTGCCTTCAACGAAGCCGGCATTGTGCGCATGAGGCTCGCAGGGAGGAAGCTGTCCAAAGCGGCAGAGGCAATGGAAAACAACGCAGATGCGCCCGGTGCCATGGTGCCGGTTTCTTCGTATACGTTCTGGAATACCTCGGGGGCGTTGAGCGCGTAGGAGCCCAAGTACGTACCCATCATCTGTCCTGCAGCTTTTCGGGCGGCGATCTGCGCTGCGGTACCGACGGCGCCTCGGGCAGCAAGCCCACCAAAGCCCACACCGGGCACGATCGCAGTGGCCAAGTTCGCAAGCTGCTCAGAGCCCACCTGCGAAGCAAACTTGAGCGCGTCACCTATGCCTTCCACGTCTTTGTAGCTTTGGAACTCAGGGGCATTGGTACGTGCGAGCTCCTGCTCGGTCTGCGCGGCTTCGCCCATCTGCTCCGCGGCGTAGTCGTCAAACCCGAGCCCGCTTGCAACCATGGCAGGGAATACGTCCCCGAAGGTAGAACCAAAGCGTGTGAAACCACGAGAAGCACCGCGCGAGATAGTCTCACCGAACCCATACTCGGGTTTCAGCGCAGCGATGCGTTGTTGAATGTCTTCTGGAGTCTCTCGTGTCGGAGCCTCAACATGCCGAGCTACTGTGGCTATCAGGATATTGGGGTCAGCGTTTTCGGGGCCCTCAACATCATAGATGGTTCCATCAGGACCCTGAACTTCGTATATAGGCACATGGCCTCCTTACTATGGCTGCTTCACACCCAACACAGTATACCCCGGTGTAGCCGAATAACTCTGCGCCACCTCGCCAATGCGCACCAGCACGTAGTCGTTACGTGCAGCGGTGATCCCATCTTGGATTATTTCCTGACCTTCAGGGGAGTCAGGGGTGTTTTCCCCTTTTTCTTTGATCTGCTCAATGAGCGCATCGCGTACGTCATCAGCCAAGTTTTCATCAAAAGAGGCAAACAACTCAAGCCGTTGCGCGGGAGTCAGCTGTTGTTTCTCGATGGCGTCGTTGATCGCCTTGGCGCTGCTTGCGGCCTTCTCTGCCATTGCGGCTTGGTAATCCGTTAGAGTGTTGTAGTTGTCGGCGTCTACTTGGGCCATCGCAGCGTCGTAATCTCTGTCCGCGTTGTACCGAGAAGCCTCGGCCTGCAATCTGTTTCCTTCGCGCAGGGCGCTTACCTTGTCTTCCTCGACACCCATTTTACGCTCTTCCAGTTTGAGCCCTTCGATCTTGTCCACGGTGGCCATGATCTCGTTTTCGATTTGCTGCTCGCGGGCGTTCATACCAGCAGCACCACCTGCCATAGTAGCTGCAAAGCTGGTCTTACCACCGGCACCTTGCAGGAATGCAATAAGCGCTTCGAGTTTGCTTTCCTGCTCTTCACGCAATTCCCCAAGGCGGCGCGTGTATTCGTTCTGCACTTCAGGCGGTGCCTGTTTGCCTGCATTGTAAGACAGGTTCATAAGCGCGTCTGGGTCGTCCCGCGTCGGCATAGTGGGAGGTGTTTGGGGTAGCGCAGCGCGAATACCCGCTGTGGCATCGGGTGTAGTAGTGAATGTAGTAGTGGGTGGAGCAGCGGGTGGAGCAGCGGGTGGAGCAGCGGGTGTAGCTTGTGCGCGCTCGTCAGGAATCAACCCCATACGCTTGGCGGCTTCGAGCTGTTTCTGTGCCTCAGTCAACCCACTCTCAGGGTTCTCCATGAGTTGCACATATTTTTCTTCTGGGCTTTCCAGAAGCTCTAACACATTTGGTACAGAGCGATGTGCTCTGTCTCTGGCGGGGAAAGACCTATGTGACTCTCTTTTCCCTCGTTCAAAAGTACTGAGAGCACCGCCGCCCTCACCCCCAGACAACAACGCCTGAAGCCCCGCAACTTCCGCCGTTGGTGCAGTTTCTTGCTCAAGTGCAAATATCATACGCTCGTAATCAGCGCGTGTAATCGGTGTGCCGTCGGGGTTATACCCAACCACCGGATTATCTACGTCCCGGCCTCCTGTATTTCCACCGTCGGCAAACGCCACGATGCCACCTTCGGCCATGCCCATACCCTGCATGTTGGGTGCAGGGAGTGACTGGAGACCACCACCTTGTGGGACGGGGGGTGCTGCCGCTTGAGCTGCTTGCTGTCCGGCGACTTGGAGACCCGGGGCTACCTGCTGGGCAACCTCGTTGCGCATCATGCCCATCACTTCTTGCTCGCGCTGGTCCTTGATGCTGGCGGCTGGGGTCTGCATCTTCATCTGCATGTCCCGCATGGCCGCTTCTTTCTCGGTCTTGAGCTTCTGGAGGGCAAGCAAGTCGATCAGCTGCTGATTCTGCTGATACATCTGCGCCAACGCCTCCGGATTGTTCCGGTAGGTGTCTACTTTCTGGTCGATGTCGCCAATTACGCTGCCGATGCCGTATGCCATGGGGGTACCTTACGCGGTTGTGCTGTTAATGAGTTGTCGGAGGGGCGTCTTAGCCTTACTTTATGATCTTCATGTCCTTCAACAATTTTATTATGTCGCCTCCAGCACCCAACACCGAACTGAGCCCGCTTGGTTGCGAGTAAGTTGTAGACTGCGCCTCAACGGGCATCCCCTGCAGCAGCGACTGCATGTACTGGACTTTCTTGAAGGGGTCGTCACGCTCTTCTTTGAACTGACCGTAATCGGCGGCGATACCCTCGGACTCAATGCCACGCTGGGTAGCACCCGCATCTTGCTGCATTCTGGACACATCAAAACCGTACTTGTTGGTCATGTCCTGAGCCTGCTGACGGCGCCCCTCTTCGGTGTTGAACTGCCCCATGCCGGTTTTGTAAGCCTCTTCGTAACCGCGGCCAGTGATACCGGCAAGGTTGGCCAGCAACCCGCGCACACCTTCGGACTCCATGATGGCCTGCCTCGAACCACCATAAGCACCCGCTTTAGTCAGCCTGCCTGCGTTTTGCACGCGCTGAATTTCCGATTGACGCTGGGCTTCTGCAAGCTGTGGGGCGAGTGACGCTGTCAAGTAAGGTGACATGTACGACTCGGCCATGCCGGGCGTAGTAAACGATGTTGGGTTGTAGGCCCCCATGGTGGAGGTTGGCATCGACAATCCTGCCAACCCGGTGAACGCTTGGTTCTGCAGGGCAGAAGACCCAGCAGTGAGGGGGCCGGTGTACGCCTGATACGGCGTTTGTGCCAGCGCCTTGCCCTTGCCGAGCATGTCCGTGACATACGGGCCTACCCAGTTAGATAGGGAAGATTCCATGCCCAGCGGTTGTCCTGCGTTGCCTGTGTTACCTATATCTGTGGCCATTTACCACCTCACTTTGGCAACATTTTGCCGGGGTTGATTCTCTTGCCTTGCTTGACGTTACCCGTACGCGCTTGGCGTACACGATCCATCATAGCGTACAGCACCTGTGCACCTGCATCGGAATTCCCGTTGCCAAGGTGGCTCACTACGTCCGCCGGAACCACAAACTCACCGTCGCTCAACGCCGCTTCTTGCTCACCGTTGATGGTAGCAGGCAGCTCGTCCGCCATGCCATCGGTAGCGCCACCGAGGTACATCCCTTGTTTCATGGACGTCAGCCCCCCAGTAGCCATCCCCTTCACCGGAGGCGCCCCTGTTCCGTATGCCTTGGGTTTGTTGGCCGCGGCAAGTAGGTCTTCGAGGGTCTTGGAGATACCAGCGCCGGCAGTGGGCGTCGATGGCACGGGGGGAGTAAGCCCTTTGACCGACCGACCGTACTGCTGCACATTTTCTACGGGCATACCAATGGCTTGGGACAACATCAGAGGAGAGACGCCTTCCCTGTCCATCACCCCCTGTACTTCGCTCCGCCTTTGAGCCTCAGTCCAACGGGCTCGACCGGGGTCGTCCATTATGTATTTGTAGTTCGCAAGGATTTCCGCGGGGGACCTTTGTAACTGCGGACGCATTTGCCGCACTGGATTGCCAATGTTGAGTGATGACAACCCAGAAGCCTGTGTTTCTGCAGCAGCTTGCTTTGCTGTTGCGTCTGCAGGGGTGGTGGCGTAGTTCATATCGCTGAAGTAGCGTTGCCCGGCACTACCCGGACGCAATTTGGCGTCGTAAATCTGGGGTATGGCAGCACGGATACCCGTCATTTCGGGAATTTTGCCTTGGTACCCTACGGGCTGTTGGTTGCCCCCACCAAGCCCCATGAATTCACCGATCTTACTATCCTTGTTGGTTAAGCCATATAAAAGGGCGGCACCACCGGCAGTCCCAAGTATGCGGGACCAATCCAGCTTATCAAAACCTACACCGTCGTCGGTGAAAAAATCTTTGATTTTATCCCACATATCAGTCCCCCCGAAGCAGCCGCAGCGCTTCTTCCACAATATCGAATTCCGCTACTTTACCACCACTGGCGTAAGTGGTGTATAGCGATGGGTTGTCTTCCTCTGCCATTTGCGGAGCAAAAATGCTTTCCCCGCCAATGTCATATAGGTACTTGATGAGTGCAAGGTCACCCGGTTCCGTTGTTACCGTCTGGTAACCCTGTTCATAAGACGGGACTCTTGGCGTAGTCGTAGTCGTAGTCGTAGGCGTCGGTGTAGGCGTCGGTGTTACATCAATAGGCGTCGGAGTCGGAGGGCCAACACATACGCCAGCTGAGTTTCTATCCTGCCCGTCAGGGCACGGGGGCGGCGGGGGCGGCGGAGGCGGCGGAGGCGGCGGAGGGTCTACCACAATCTTGGGCGGAGGCTCTGGGTCTACCACAATCTTGGGCGGAGGGTCTACCACAGGCTCTGGGTCTACCACAATCTTGGGCGGAGGGTTTACCACAATCTTGGGCGGAGGCTCTGAGGCTACCACAGTCTTGGGCGGAGGGTTTACCACAGGCTTTGTCGTATCCAGTACTGGGGGTTTGGTTTTCGTATCCAGTACCGACTTATCTGGGCCGTACACAGGAGCGTTCTTCACGTCGTCGCTGCTACGCAAAACCGTATCAACAACGTCACTCCCCCCGGCGTTTTCCCACCGTTCTTGCACGTCCTCTACCGAAGCGCCCGTGGCCTTGGCAATATCTGCTGGTGTAACCTTCGCCTTCTCGGCAGCGGTTCGGATTTCTTCGTCAGTGGCATCTTTGTGCTTATTTAGCCAATCCAGAATTTTATCGTAAAGCGATGGCTCGTTGCTGACCCCCACTGTAGTGCCCCCGGTTGGGTCGTTGGAGACAGTGGTACCTGTGTTGGCGCCTGTGTTGGCGCCTGTGTTGGTGTTGGCGCCTGTGTTGGTGTTGGCGCCTGTGTTGGCGCCTGTGTTGGTGTTGGCGCCTGTGTTGGTGTTGGCACCTGTGTTGGGGGTCAAAACCCCAGTGCTTTTAAGGATGTCGATGGCTTCATCTATGGGGATACCCGTCGCGTTGGCGACAGTTTCTATGATTACGTCAGCGGTCGTGGTTTCGCCCCCAACCGTTTGCCCTACTACCTTTTGGATAGCAGCATCAATCACCGGAATGCCTGTGGTTACTCCAGTGTCAACCCCACCGTAAGTGCCGGTGTATATCGCAGGGTCGGCTCCGGGGATAGGCCCAACACCACCACCAAAAATGACGTTGCCCGTTACTCCACCCGGTCCAAAAATCACTCCCTTGAGGGTGTCATTGGCTTTAAGGATACCCGCTACCGTGTCCACTACGTCTCTGCCGTAATCGGTAACCGTGTCTACCGGGTTGAATGAGTTTGCACCAGAATACAACGAGTTACCCCCAGAATACGCGGCAATCAGCTCTGGGTTTTGCTCAAGGAAGTCGGACCAATCTTGCTGAACAGATGGCGGCGCGGTTTCGGTACCATCACTGTCCGGCTGATATGTACCTAGGTGTGGGTATGGGCTGTTGAGTGGGCCCCGGACAAACCTAGACGGTCCCGCAAGAAACCCCAACAGCGACGGCAACCATGAAACGGGGTTCACAGCGCCGGACAAGAGCGACTTAATACCCCCAGCAGTAGAGTCAACGGGTATAGGTACCCCTTGGTAGTTGGTTCTTAGCTCACTCATATCCTTATCCTACGGGGTTATCACGATAGCCACAGTACCCACACTGCCTGTACTGCCTACACTAGCAGCGGTAACTGTAGCGTATATAGCGGTCTTTATTCTGAGCATCTGACTTGTCTCTTGAACCCCGTCAGTGGTATCCCGGTACACGTCGCCTATCCTTAAGTTGGGCAGGTCAACCTGAGTAGGAAGTGTATCTAAGCTAAAGTTTAACCGCGCTGCGTTGTATTGTCGTATTGCACCTAACTGATTGAAGTATATGCGCAATACTTTATTTAACCCGTCCATGTAGGCTTTGTCATACTCGTCTGGCGCCTGCGGTAATGCCGGTGCAGGTATTTGGGTGATCGTAATCGCCATTTAGATCACACCCCAATGCAACAGCTCTAGTTCCTTCCTAGCGGCGGCGGCTTCTTCGACTGTCCTGCATACTTTGGAATAAAACTTTTTACTCCCTACCGTTATCTCCGCATACCACGCGTTGGACCGAAGATGCACCCCGGTAAACCCAGACTTGCTAGTTTTACGAACCCTAGTGTTCCTATTTTGGGTAGCAACGGAAACCCAGCGACAGTTAGCCTTAGTATAGTCTCCATAAGCATCTATACGATCTAAAGTTTGTGTCCCTTCGGGTTCCCCCATATCCTCGGCAAACACTTTGTAATCCAGCCACTCAGGGCACACTGTAACCCCTACAGCCCCATACCGTGGGTAGTCCTTATCCGTGGATACATTACAACGACGTATCATGGCTCTCCACGAGTTATAAGACGAGCGTTTCCACCCCCCATGCTTAGTGATTCGTTCCTTAAGGTAGCACCCACAAGACGTAGTATTCCCCGAAGTAAGAGCCCCGGACACCACAAAAGTCTCTGTCCCACAATCGCAGAGGCACCGCCACACTACCTTCTTATACGTATTACTACCGGCATGTTCTAACGCAACAAGCCTACCAAAACGCTGTCCTGTACGAGCTACAAATTTAGGCATAACAAAGCTCCTGATTAAAAGAGCTTCTAGTCTACTATACATTTGGTATACAGTATACAGATCAACGCCTCCCATCAGGTCTAATATCCAAACGAGGAGCGCCCAACTGCCACGCTACACCCAGCGCAGTAGACTCTACCTGCATTGACATCTGCCTACCCCGTAGCCGGGTATATACTTGCCCAGTGAACTCTTCAACAGGAATAACCGCAGACCGCGTAATAGTAGCGTCAGCATCACCACCTACCGACAACGGACTGTTATACCCAGAGCCTGAGTTTTTCAAAGGTAGCAAAGTCAGCACTATCGCGGGGGACTGCGCCGTAGACCCACTAAATGTTACGTCAGGCAATACGCGCCAGATAAAGCTGAACTGATGCCCGTCGTCCAAGTCAAACTGGGCAGACGTAATAGAAGAGTAAATAGCAGCGGGAGTCGCCGTCACCGCATCGTCGGTACCGTACTCGTGGTTAACCAAGTTGAAGCTGTAAGTCGCGGCAAGTGGGTAAGAGAGCAACCCAGAGTCCAACCACGCGGTGCGCGCCATAGAGCCGTAGTACCAGATGTTTTCCATATAGTTATACACAACATACCGGTCAATGGTATTAGAAGCGGCGGTGCAGTAGAACCACCAGACCTCGTTGAATCCCCCGTTAGTGCTGGCAAATACTTGCTCATACTGTAAAAGGTTAATATCGTTAAACACAAACCTACGTAAGTCACAGCGTAAGATGCGCACTGCACCGTCATACACATAAAAGTTATCTTGCCCCATCCAGTACGACGCACCACCAACAAAGGCTACCGCATTGGGACTTGCGATAGACAAGTTATCACCTAGCAACTGTGAGCCCCACACATCCGGCGCACCGAGATACTGCAAGGCGTAAAGTGTAGAGTCAGTCCATACCAGAACTTCTTGACGTGACTGCACCGCCGTAATGATCTCGGAACCGTGAGACAGGCGTAGGCTACCCGCTTGGTTAGTAATAGACGGAGTCCACATAGCAGGGTTTTCTTGGTCAGACCAACGGATAAGCATCGGGTCGAGTACCCCAGACCCAAGCTCGTTACACCCAAGCGCAAAGGTAAAGCGGCTAGTATCTGATACGAGAACCCCGTTAACTATAGTAGGTACGTCAGAAGCCCCGACGCTAGCAGTTAGCAAAGTGCCGCGTGTGCCCGTGCCTAGGTTTGCCTCCCAGTAACATATAACACCACCGCGATAAGCAAATATCAGGTCTTCCCCGAAGTTAGACTGGCTCCAAAGTCGAATCGGCGTGTAGTTAGTGCCGCCATTACCCCAACTACCCGCACCCCACGCACCTGCGCTCCACCCTGTAAGTGGTGTACTTATTTCCGAGCCAGTGTTTAATTGGTAAGCCGCCGTAACTGTGCCGCCCCCTGCACCCGTGCCAGTAGCAGCAGACGCATACGTAATGTTGTAGGTGTTGGCGTTAATTACAGTGACTTGATACTCCCCGTTTAGGGTAACCCCGTTAAACGTACTAGCTCCGCTATAGGTAACGAAGTCGTTGGTTACGCAGCCATGCCCCACATCGGTGACAAGTACTGTTGTGGATAAGTTAGTAGTGGTAAAGGGGTTAGTGAGGACTACAGTGTACCGGATAGGGGTAATGTCGTAGTACTGCCCGCCCTGCTCAATATAGAACTTCAGGTTAGTACCGACACCAACGATGTTTTGCCCGCCAAGGGTTATCCAGTTCCAAAGAGACCGACATACGCCCAGATAGGTATAACTAGAAATGCGTTGCCACCCACCGATCTTTTCAGGTGTCCCTTGGCGAAATCTAATTTTCTCAGACTCGTACCAGCCACCTTCGTTGGTGTAGCGGGTATTTTCACGATTTACCCCGGGTTTGAGTTGTATCTTCTTGAGCATAACGGTGACCCTTTTGTGGGGGTATTATGGCACAACTACGACAAAAACAGCGCTTGCTCTTCCAGCCTGCGCCGGGTCAGTCCCGGTAATATCCTGCCCCCACCCTTGTTCCACTTTAAGAACTCATCCGCTGCACCGGCTATATCCCCGGCATTGTAAAGACGACGGAGTGTAGAAGCCTGAAGGGCACCAAGGCCGCAATTAAAGCTGAAGGCAACCAAGGCGTCAAACTGGCCTTGGCTAGTAACGCTATCAGGACAATGTCGCAGAACACCGCTCTCAAACCTAAGCAGGTCTGCATCAAAAAGTAGATCAATTGCCTCATCGGTCCACTCTCGGTCGTGTTCGGGCTTCAGGGGGTACAGCTTCCGCTCCGGCACCTTGAGCTTGTTCTGCTCGGGGTAGAGGACTCGTCCAACACCCACGGTCCAAAGGATCGCGGGGCAAAGGTAAGGGCGACGATGGACGCCCTCGAAATGCTTGATTAGCGCCCTGCCTGCATCACCGACGCGCACGGCTTTCAAACGCCTGCGACCCGAACCAAAACGCAATGATCGAGGCAAACAGCGCCTGCGTCTCGTCGTCCCACAGAAGGCTTAGTGTCTCTTCAAAAGGCACGCCTTGCTTCACGGCGTACCAGCAGCCAAACAGGTTGATGGCGCACAGCATAAAGAACATGCAGTAAGTGATGACCGGACGAACCGAGGCGCGAAGACCAATCACCCACTGGCTCGCGCCTTTGCCGATGTCGGTGTCGTGCTTATATAGTGCCAGCCTTTCCGATGTCATCGCCTGCGCCGCTGCGGCATCTGCCCTGATCTCCTCGATGCGCTGTTGTGCAACGAAGCCGCGCTCGGCCATTTGGGTTTCACGCTCGATGGAGATTCGCATCATCTCCAGCTCGTGCTTTTTGTCGCCCCGGTCTTTGAAAAGGTCGAGGATTTTTGGCAAGCCCCCAGTCAGGAAGCTGGCGATGGTTGACAGTAGGGTAAGCATTATTCAGACCTCATCGTCGTGATGTCATCGCCCTTGCGTACAGTCACTTTGCCATCTTCCACATCCACGCGCATCGGGGGTTCTTTCTCAGCCAGCTTGGCAATCAAGTGCTGGATCACTTCAAACTCTGGGCGGTCAGGTTTCTCTTGAGTTCCGGCAATGCCGTTCATCATGTTGATCAGTGCAACCAACGCGCCACCGACCATCGTCATCACAGCAGTGATCGCGGACTCAGTGAGGAAATAACTAGAGCCAACACCGATCAAGACAATAGCTGTGATATACATCAAGCCGTACTGGCCTATGGCTTTGCCTGCGACTTCTTTTGCGGATTCGTAACGTTCGGGATTCTCGTCGCTCATTGCTGTCCTCCATCTCCACCACCAAACTTAGCCCACGCACCCAACATGAGCAGACCCAAAACAAAGACCGTACCTGCACGGGCAACTGTCTGCCAAACGACCTTCTTCATGCCGCGCCAATCAGTGATTAAGCTACGCAAGTCGCGTACATCGTTGCCAGCGTCATCGTCGTGCAGGCCGATTTCCTTGAGGACGGACTTCATCTCTTCGCGGATTATCTGGCGTAATAATGCTGTTTCGTCGGTGAGCATGGATCACCTCAAGGTTGTACGGGCCACTCAACAATCCAAGGAAAGCCTGCTTGTTTTGTGATGTCTCTTAATGCTTGCCGATAAGTAGCCCAAGCTGCTTTGTCTGCTGTGCTGTCATTTATTTGAGTCCAGTCACAGTCCTTGAGTTTCTCTGTGCGTGATGCTCGTACACTTGCAGCCTGCTCAGTATCTTTCTGCGCCTTGTAAGCCGCTTCCTGTTCTGCCGCTGTAGTCTCGCCGTCAGTGAACACAGGGCCAAGGATGTACTTGGTGTACCACTTGCCATCAGACTGCTGCTCTACGCCGTCACGCTGGGAGTATTGATACACAGTCCCACCCGTTGCCTGTGGGCCTTCAAACACTGCGTCAGAATCAAACCTATCGTATATGTCTGCGGTCATTGCGCTAATAGACTTTGCGTAAGTCGTTGCTACCCACTTGATCCATTCGTGCTCTAGCAGCACCTGACCTGTTGCTCTAATTCTGATCTGCATAATTACCTCTACGCGATTGCAAGGAAGATGTAGGTGGCTGAAGTCACGTTGACGTTTGTTGCTGCGACCTGATTCACAATGAACCCGCTGTTGTCGGTGTCTACGCTGTCGTCTGTGGTGACTTCAGCCGCAGTGGTGTTCAGGCTTAGGTGCGGGTCGTTACCTGCAACAATTCCACGGGCCGAGTCCCAGACGTACCAGTCACCCGTTGAGTCTGTGCGTTTGATGAGCACGAAACGCGAGCCTGCTGAGAAGCCGCAAGCGATTGTTTGGCTTGAGCCGTTGCCGGTGTATGTACCTACTTTGGAAACACCAGCGCAGGTGGCGAATAGGTAGGCAACTTGTGTTTCACCTGCTTGAGTAATGTCTGATGGCATATCCATTGTTACAGTTGTAGTCGATACTGCTGATGGCCCATCATTACCTTGCGCTGAAGCACTATTTAAACGATATCCATTACTGCTACCAAAACCTGTGTAAGAACAAACAACAGCCCAATTTCTTGCGGACGCTGACCTTGTTTTTGCAATTACTAATTCTGGGGCTACTCCTAAATTATGCGTTATTACATTTGCGCCTGCCGGTGAAACAGCTGTATAGCAAACCTCATCAAAGAAGCCGGGGGCGCGTTTAAAGTTCCATGTTACATAGTTTGTTGCCAAAGTATTAGAATAACCATCGCCACCATTCCATTTAATGCTAGTCATTCTATCTGCTAGCCATTGTTGTGAGCCAAAATTAGCTTCTGCATTAGTGGAGTCTGTTAATAAATATTGAGAACCACCACGCAATCTGTCCCATGCTTCCGTTTGAGTTACTGTAGTTCTTGATTTAACAAGTGTCATATCAACAGGAAAATTTGTTGTATACGTTGTTCCTGCTCCAGCTCCAGTGTAAGTTACGGGGTCGAACACACTCGTCCCCACTGTAGGCACTTTCATCGGGCCACGGCGGATGGCGATGTAGATGTAGGTTTCTCCAGAGGCGTTTGTTGCAGGCTGTGCGCTGCGAACCTGAAATCCTGTTGCAGTAGGCGACATAATCGGAGTGCCAGAACCAAATGCAGCATTGGTGTATTCAATATCCGCAGCATTAGCCCCCAATGTTTGCGCTCCGGTAGAAACATTAAATCCGCGCATGACATCAATCATGTTCCAATACTGCCCAGCCGCGCTGGATTGCTTAACCATAACCCATTGAGGCTCATACCCAAGCGTAACTTCTGGCCCTATGGCGCTATTATTTCCCGTATAACTCCCACACGAAATCACATTGTCCGTACCAGCCAGACCAAAGCCGCCTGCGTCATGGGCGTAGATATAGGCGACATAAGTCCCACCAGAGGCATTAACACTTGCGTCAGTGCCTACGCTAAAGACTGCGGATGTTGGAGTTGTAGAGTTCCACCAAGTTGCACCAGTGGCTGCTGCGGCTGTGTCGTTCAAAACAAGGTACTGGGTATTGGCTAGGCTTCTGTGGTAGACAGCCCAAGCTGCTGATGTGTCTGTGCGCTTGACAATGATGCAGCCCGGAACTGCGCCCAGAGTGTGTGCAATGGTTGTGTTTGAGCCTGTACCCGTATACGTCACAACATCAAAGAACTTCGGCTGCTTGCGGAATGTCCATGAGGCAAAGTTGTCACCTGAGTAGTTAACAATAGAGCCTGCACCAATAGAGAACCCGGTGCTAGTAAACGCGGTTAATGAATTTGCTTGAGTAGCTTGAGCATCGGTTGTGTTAGAAACCAGTAAATTCGTTGCGCCTCGAACTGTGTCAACCAAGGTATGATTAAACGCTTGCGTTCGACCTTTGATCCACGTCAACCCACCCTTTGTGGACAGGTCAATGTTATTCGTAATCGTCTGCGTAGAGCCATTGCCCGTATACAAATAAGTCGAGAACACATCCTCGATATACACCGCCGGAGCGCTTCCAGCGCCCTCACCCAATAATAGCTGCTGATTATTTGCCATTAGGTCACATTCCCCGCAACAACACACACTGTGCCGGATATGAAGAGGATAGTCGCAACACCCGCAGCAGCAAGGGTCATGGTCGCCTTGTCAGTGAAAGTCCCTGCGATGTACGCTGTGGTGATGCTGCAAGTGATGGTCGCAGTAGAGCCTGTGTTGTTGAACAGGGTAATTGCGTTCCCTTCAGAAAAGGTCGCGTCTGGGATAACGATCGCGCCGCTTGCGCCTAGTTGAACGTACTTACCAACATCGCCCACTGCTAGTGTGTAGCTCGCCGTCTTGGTTCCGACTGCTGGAAGGTTCTTAAAGCCTACAGAGTTTGTGCCGTCTACAGTACAGCCTGACAACGTGCCTGAAGATGGTGTGCCAAGTACCGGAGTAACCAGCGTAGGGCTTGTTGCAAATACCAGAGCACCTGTGCCCGTTTCATCGGTGACTGCTGCTAGTAGGTTCGCGCTTGATGGTGTGCCTAACCACGTAGCCACCCCTGAACCAAAAGACGTTATGCCTGTGCCGCCATTCGCTACCGGGAGTGCAGTGCCAGAATAAGTAAACGCCAATGTGCCAGAGGACGTAATCGGACTGCCAGCAATGCTTAGAAGACTAGGGACTGTCGCCGCTACGCTTGTCACCGTGCCGCTTGTGGCTGCCGTGGGGTTGGCATTAAACACCGCCGCACCGCCGCCTGCACCATCAGTGACTATCATCGCCTTTGTGCCGGTGGCAATCGTCACGGTAGCACCAGAGCCCTGAGCAATCGTAATTGACTGACTGCCGGTCGTGGCGTTCTCAATGATCCAGACCTTGGATACCGTGTTCGGGCCAAGTGTAACGGTACGCGTTACAGTCAAGGACACCGCAGAGGTAATCTTCAGGTACAGCGAGCGCGTACCGTCCGCCGTCGCATCCGGCATCGTGAAGGTTTCATTGGCGTCAGCGGCCATCTGCTTGGTGCCAAGGCTAAAAGCGTCAGCGATCAGAGACAGGTTGGTGTTGGTGCTGGTGCCCCATGTGCCTGACTCATCGCCTGTGGTGATCTCTTTAAGTCGTAAGTCATTTACATACGTTGCCATGTTTTAAGTCCTCAAGCTGCTATGTCAACCCAGTTCGGGGTCTGACTATCGTTTACGCCTGTCCAGTTTGGGGTCTGACCATCGTTAATCGTGGTCCACCCAGCTACTATAATCGTTCCTACGGTTCCTGTGCCAGCGACACCTATAGGGAAAACATTTGCGCTGCGGGTATTAGTAACAGTGCCTATCGCGCCAGTTCCTGCTACACCCGTTACGGCCTTACGTACTATCGGAGTTATTGTGGACACAGCACCTGTGCCGGATACTCCACTTGCCACTACTGTCCAATCGTAGGCGGGGGTTACAGTACCCACCCCTCCAGTACCGCTTATTCCAGTAGCGTTAACTACTGTGCCTATACTAAAGGTAACAGTGCCTAATGCACCCGCACCTACTACGCCTATAGGAATAATAATCTCGTGTACGTTGACGGTGAAATTACCCATCTGCCCTGTACCAGAAACACCTGTTGGTACAAGAGCTACACCGATCCCTACACTTCCTACTGAACCTGTTCCTACTACTCCGACGGGTATAACCGCGTCGTTAATTCCGGTTACTACCGTTCCTATTGCGCCTGTGCCAGATACGCCAACAGGTATAACATTTGTGCCAATACTAAAAAGAACCGTGCCTACTGCGCCAGTACCTTGTACTGCAACGCCGTTATCGCCCCACGCACCGTTTCCCCATCCACCGGCCCCCCAAACAGGACCGAGGTTAACTATTGTACTAGCTTCCCCGCCCCATCGGTTGTAGCCCCACGGGCGCTCGCCCCATCCACTCACGGTAGTCTCCTACCTTTTACGCTATTCTAATAATCGCGGTCGCGGCTGCAGCGGCTGGAAATTGAATCTGGAAATCCCCGGAACTCACTGTCTGGTCACCACCAAAGCTCAACACTGCGCAAGCCTTACCTGACTCGGTGCTGTTGTAAATCAAGCCGCCACAGGTAGTGAAGGATGCTGAGGACCATGTGGTGTCAGCAAAATCACAGATAGCAGTAGTGCCGTCAGCGACAGGCGTAGCGCTTACCAGCGTATTACCCGTCTGTGTGTACCCCGTCGCTGTTGGTAACTGATCCGCACCTAAATCCGAATAGTTAGTGGTAGCCGCACCAAAAGTGAGGGAGCCCGACGCGGTTGCTTTAAGCAACGCTACCTTGAACACATCCCCTGTAGTGACGGTAAAGTCATGCACCCCTTTCAGGATTTCTACTTTGAAACTAGTCGGCATTGCGGTAGTAATTGAAATAGGCATGTTAAATCTCCAGTAATTTTACAAGTTCGGGGTGCCCCGCGTTATTAAAGCGGTTCATCAACGTGGTGTTGTGTGACGCAACCGCCTGCTTCATGTATCTCACCAACACCGCACGAAGCTGTTCTTTGTACGCCTCCGCTTGATCGCGGAGTATTGGGTTAGCCGAAACACCAATATGAATAATTTGCTCTAGCGCCATATCCGCAACTTCTTCTGGGGTAAACCCGCGCCCAGAAACCATTCTTGCTTTGATATTGCCTAGCTGTGCGCCCGCTACGATACTGAACATCAACCCACCCTCACTTTGACTTGGCCATCACGATACATATCCTGACGCAGTTTGCCATCCCCCAGATTTTTCAACAAGGCAATGGCTTGCACATACATCTTCTCGTAGAGAGCGACAAGGTCCGGCTCGCCTTTCATAAACCGAATGGCTTCGACCAACGCACCGTTCAACAGGGCGGAGTCAAACTCCTCTCCAAGCCATGTAGTGCCCGCTGTCACAATGGACTCAGGGTAGTACCCAAAGTGCATCTCAACAGCGTAATTGGAGTTGGGCCTTGGCCCCAGTATGAACGTATTCTGGTCAAAAACCCCATAGTGCTGAGGAATCCCCGTGCTCGTCGGCGTTGGGTAGGCTTCGCGGATGAAGTTAACGTCTTTGTTTAGCAGGAAGTGGTATTCCCCAGTAGCGTCAATGACCGCAAGCGAATACACGTACAACATGCCCGTAGGCATAGTCAGGTAACTGTTGTTTGCCGTTACCGTCCCGGTTTGGTTCTTCCGAAGCGCGGGAAGCTCGACAGTAGCGTAAATTTTCTGCTCCGCCTGTTGGGTGAACATCGCCAACTCTGTCGCCCCAAATGTGTTTTCACAGATGGTTTGAATGTTGGCTGTCAGCTCCGTGTAGTTCATCGCTTAACCCATTGGGCCACGAGACATAGTGCCTTTGATGGCAGCACCGACGCCGCGCATTTTGAGGCCCGAGGTTTTGGTGCCCGGCTGCGCTTCGCGGGTGATGTTCCCCACCGACATGTTGACGTCGTTGGCCGTTGCAGAAGTGCCGGTGCTGATCGTCACTCTGCCACCAGACATGGTATGGGGCTTGGCGTAGCTCGAGGCCGGGAGATTGTTCTTAGCCATGGTCGTGCTCCTATGGTTTACCCATACTGGACTTCTTGAACGAGGAGACTTTCTGGTTGGCTACTTTCGCCATACCGCGGCCCATCTTCTTCATGTTGGCGTTGGTCTTGCCACCTTTGGCAAAGCCTTTGGCGTGCATCGACTTCTCGTGGCCTTTGACTGCTTTGTCAGCGATGCCTTTGACCTGCTTAACGTCGCCGCCGCTGAGGTAATTCTTGCCTGTTTTGCCTTTCATACATCACTCCTAAGTGATAACTATGCGGACATTACCGATGAATCCTGTGCCGGTAATCGACAACACAGGCTGTATTCTTGCCCGGCTTTCGGGGTACCCCGTGAAGTCCGGCCTTGGGTTACGCACCGCTTGCGGATCGTAAATCGGTTGTTCGCCCAAGTGTAACTGTGGGTGATCGGGATTCCAACACTCAAAGCAGGCTTTTATGTTGGTGTCTTTCCCCTTCACGATAAGGCTTCGTAGTTCTTTCAACTTGTACCGGAAGCCGCATATATCGCACTCGGCGATAGCGATCCGGGCTGACGCAAATCTGCTGCTCACGCTTATCTCCTCGGGGAGCGCGGAACAAACCTGACTGGGGCCTTCTCACGATCTTCCTGCCCCGCCAGATCGTACTGCTCATCGTATATGGACTTCAGCATCGGGATGCGATCTGTCAACTCAGGGACTTTCATGGCGATGTAGTACGCCAAGCCCGCGACCAACGCCGGGTAGAACCGGAAGTTCATGTCGGGGGTCTGCACCCCACTGCCGGCGTCCTCGATACGACGGAGGCGCCAGTACACAAACAAGTAGTACGGGTCTTGTGCAGTGCCTTGGTTCGGTACCGGCCAGATCACGATGCGCGGGTTATCGCGCAGTCGCTCAACCTTGACTTGGATGGGGCGCCCTTGCGTCTGTTTGTTAGGGATAGACGCGTAGGTGGAAACACTGATGCGGGAGATGGTGATGTCTTGCTGGGTGCTGTAGTTTCCGGAGCCGGTACGCACAACGTGCTCGAGCAGATCAATGGTATCGTCGGGAAGGTCATACTCCGCTTGCCCTTGGACGAGGTCAATATACCCCTCCTCGATGGTCCACATGTTGATACCGCGGTTGGCCCACTCGATAGTCAACAGGTTCATGGATCGGCGGGCCGTGCGCAGGTCGTAACCAGAGCGCATCTCGCGCCCAGCACGTTCCCACGCTTCCTCAGCGATCTCAGTGAACTCCATGTTGAATACAGCGGTGCCCGATGTGGCCATTACTTTTTCCTATACGCCGCAGTCTTTTGGGCTACTTTCTTCGGCTGTGCAACAAACTGCTCGCCCTTCCGCTTACCCGCCCGTTTTGCTTTGGTTGTTGCTGCGTATTCCGCAGGGCTCAGGGCCTTGATAGCCGCCTCGGGCAGGTACCGCTCACCAGTCTTACTCGACGGTTTGCCAGACTTAGTAGTCCACTTGGCGTCTCCCCAGTCTTTTAAACTCCGTTGTTCTTTTCGTAGCGCCATGCTATAGTCCAGCCAAAGGAGCACAAAATGAAAGAGATTTGGGTCGAAATTGCTGGAACCGCCGGGCGTTATTCCGTAAGTAACCACGGAAACGTTCGCGCCAATTGGTCCGACGTGCCTCAACGAAACTTAAAGCATCGTATCCGAATTGAGCGTTCTCAACAATTAAAGCCCCACACCCACACAACAGGGTATTTGCGCGTTTCTCTTGGGCGGGGAACGCAACGCTATTTGCACAGGCTTGTAGCAATTGCATTCCATGAAAACCCAGACAACTTGCCACAAGTTGACCATATTGACGGAAACCGAAAAAACAACGCTGCATCCAACCTCCGCTGGGTTTCTGCACAGGACAACTCGCGGTACGGCGGTACCCGCCACGAATGGGGCGCACAAAAGCTAGCCTCGGCAAAACGTCGTATACATGAAGCACACCAAGAAGAATTTGCTTCTTTGCGGTCGCAAGGATACAGCCTACGTGCAATTGCAAAAGCATTTGGTACATCCCACTCGGCTGTAGCGGCGACACTACGGCGCAAGTCCTAATCACGGTACCCGCCACCAGCACCCTTATATCGTTTAGCTAGCAGCTGCGCTTTTCTCGCACTCCACTGCCCAGCTTTGGTACCTTGCGTGGCCTGCCCCTTGATCTGGTTGAACAGGCGCTCGCGCAAGTCAGGTTTGGTATAATTACCTGCCTCGTTGACCTTGCCGCCTTTGTTGTACATGGTGAACTTGTCACCATCCTTGCGCGTCATGGTCTTGCCTTTGGGCACTTTGCTAGGGTTTATCGCCCCCATGCCGCGAGACGACATCATACAAATTTACCCTTGGTTTTGCCCTTTACGGCGCAACCATCAGCCCGCTTTGACGCGGAACCAACCGAACCACCTTTGGCAAACTTCTTCGGTATTTTTTGACCAGCCTTGTTCATCTGCGCTTTGATCTCGTCACGAGTCATTTTGCGTTTGGGAGCGGCTTTACCCGGGATGGGAGTAGTAGAAATTGCATCCGGGTTTATTGCGTCGTCCGGTTGTTTGTTCGGCATGTCAATCTCCTCAGCAGGCCATTCCGCCTTTGTTCATTTTTACCATGGTGCCCTTGGTCTTGCCCTTCTTGGCGATACCGTCAGCGCGTGCTGACACGGAGCCACCTTTGGCGTACTTCTTGGATTTGCTGGCCATCTCTTTCTTCTCATGCTTGACCATGGACTTGGGAGCGCCTTTCTTTTGCATAAACGCCATTTCTTTCTTCATCATCGACTTTGACTCTTTCATGTCACCACCCTTTGCAAAATTGTACTGCGGTTTAAAATTAGACTGGGCTAACAGTTCCACGCCCGCAACGATTTGTTGATCCTGCTGTTTGGGTCTTTGGCCGTTTCCGAACTGGTGTTCTTAGCCTTCATCCCTTTCATACGCGCACAGAATGAATCCCGTCGTTTGCCGCCTTCCGGCTGAGGGCGTTTTAACCCCGGCTTCCCCGGGTTGGCCGCATTGTAGGCCGCTCGACCCTTGGCGTTCAAACCACCTTTTGGGTTCTTGCCTTCTTTGCGTTGCCACGCTGGCGACTTAGCCATAGAAAATTTGCGCCGAATCAATAGCAGTCATTAATGCATAAATGCCGTTGGCTGCCAGCACACCTTCGCCGGGAATAACCGGTGCATTGCTAAAAGTATCAGTGCTATCTATTTCATATGTCATTAACCAACGCCCGCTACCGCTTACGTACGAAGCGGCGGTACCCCCAGCTATAGTGCCAGAGTTAATATCTGTAAGCGTAAAACTGTTGGCGTCTACAACGGTAATAACATAGTTTCCGTCTGTTGCGGATTCACTAGTAGCGCTATTAAAGTGAATGCCAACCGTGGCTCCGGTTAGCAATCCGTGTGAATTTTTTGTCACGGTTACGGTGGTAGTGGAGCGAGCGTAAGTAACACTGGAAGTTACCGGCGCGGTGGTTGTATCAAACAGCACCAAAGTGCCATCTGTGCCAGAACCAAAAAATGAAATGCCTTTGACCCGGTTTCTCCCAAGAACAAAAAAACCACTTTGGTTCAAATGACCTTGTTTTACGTCATATTGCATTGTCATAACACACTCCTATTAAGCAGTGCGTGTGAACACGTACGCTGTTGCGCTCGAAAACATAAGTGTAAAGCGGGCCAGTCCAGTTACACCAGAAGCAACAGTCAGGTCGCCAAAGCTGCCGGCAGTGTCCGCAGCGGCAGAAGACAAAATACCGTTAACTGCAACAACCATAGTCACAGTGCTGGCACCGGCAGTGTTGTCAACGTAGAGGTCAAAAACTGTGCCTCGAACCGCACCAAGAGCTGCGCCCAACAACGTGCCTGTGGGCAGAGTGATGACGGTTGCCGCGGCAGAGGTAGAAGTAATGTAGCCAGTTGCAACTTCTGCGGCGGTTGCCGTTGCTGTGGCGTTAATTGCGGCGGTGGTAGCGTGAGTGATGCTGCCTGAACCTGCGATGTTGCCTGTTACATTGCCGGTTAGGGCACCGATAAAACCATTGGTTGACGTAACTGGGCCGGAAAAAGTAGTTGAAGCCATTAGAAATTCCTCACATGCGAGTTGGGCGTATCTGTCTGCATGTCGTCAGCCGGGGCTGTCAGATACGCGGGTTATCCCGGTGCGCACTGTATATCAGGGTATGAGGGAATGGTCAACGTACCTGAAGAGTAAGCCAGTAAATTTCCCCTTGGTTATGGAGCTACCTGATACCAGCGCACGACGTAGAGTCGGCATCGTCATGCCGTAGTGCTGCAACACCGCGGTGAGGCTTGGGAACTCGATGTTGGTCGAGACCTCCAGTACGCGTTTGCTCATCTTCAACCGTGACTCTTCGGAGTGATGCTTACCCAGCCAGTTCTGATTACCCTTGTTGGCTTCGGAAAGACGACGGCGGTGTTCTTCGAGCCTGATATGCCCTTTGGCGCACTGGTTACCTTTGAGAGCTTCAGACATCTTGCGGCGCGTTTCTTCTGAAGGGATAAATCTGCCCCCTCGGCCTTCCGCTAGGGCTATTTGAATTTTGGCAGATATAAGGGCTTTGGTTTCCGCGGTGTGCGATTTACCCGTACGGGGGTCGGAAACACCCCACTGGCGTTTGGCGGCTGTGGATAGCGCGGCTTTGGCGGCTTCGGGCATAACTTTACCAAAACCGGGATGAAGCGATCCCGTACGCCCCCGCATGGGAGCTGCGACCCATTCCGCAAGGTTATAGCACGCGGGATTTTTTAAATGCTCATGAAGCAATGCTTGTTCCAACGCCTCCATTGCAACAATTGACGCAAATTCCTCTAGCAACTCAAATTTAAAAGCGTCCTCGCCGTACTTGTCCCATGCTGCTTGTAGTTTAGGATTGGGGTGAGAGCGCTTGCGCAACTTGTTTTTATGCACCCTCCAACGCTCGTACAAGTTACCGCTGCTACCTATATAAAAACTTTTGGTCACAACGTTTTGTATTCTGTACACCGCAATAATTTTTCGCGCTTTTGCCATGCTTATCTCCGGTATAAAGCTAAGTTTCCATACTGTACCAGATACAAGTCTTGTATAGCAATAAAAAGAAAGGGGCCGAAGCCCCTTTCAAATACTACTTGTAAATCAACAACTTATGAGGCACCGGGCGAACCAAAGATGCCCAGAGGGTCGCTGACCCCGAACGAGTAGCGTTCACGCGCCTTGTAGCGACTGTTGCCCGTGTCGAAATCGGCGTCCATGGACGTAGACATCGGGGTACGGGTAAAGTGCTTCAGGCCGTTTGGAACGTCGGTCGTCAAGAACCAAGCGTTGGTATCGGTCAGATAGTGGTTGATTGCGTAACCACCGGGAATCGAACCGTTGTTTTTCAACGCGTTGATGTCGTTGTCCGCTGTGCTCACACGCAGCTCGGTTTCCAGAATGCGGGTTGCAACGAATTGCAGTGCAGGCGGGATGATGAGCTTGTTTGGTTTGGCGGCGATCAGCAGACCACGTTCGTCAGTCCATGCAGCGATCTGGATAACGGCGGCTTCCAAGGAAGTCTCGTTCAGGTCGGCAGGAGTAGTCGGGCGGTTGCTGTTGGTGCCACCGTTAACCAGCGGGTGCGCAGTCGAGCACAGAACTTGACCATCACCGTAGGTTACACCCGAGGCAAAAGCGTTGTTTAGAATCGCCGCGGCCTTGACCTGCTTGGTGTAAGCCATGGCGCGAGCCAGTGCTTTGGTGTAGCGGGCAGACAGGGAGTCGTACAGGTTGTCTTCGATGGCCTCTTCGGTCAGCGAGAAACCCATAGCGATGGTTTCGTGGGTGTAACGAGCGGTCCACGCTTCCTGTGCGTTGTCGTAGGCCATGGCGGCGCCTTCGTTTTTCACTGGGGCGGCGCTAAAGCCAGACAACTTGGTTTCTTCTTCAAAGGAACGGTCAGAGGTTTCGCTCTCGAAAATCTCTTTGTGCTCCTCACCATACTTCTTGTACTCCAAACCAAACAAAGCGTTAAGGCCGGGGAGTAGTTCTTTTAGTAGTTGTGCGCGTGAAATAGCCATGAGTTATTACCCCTTATAAGCCAACTGAATTGTTATAGGAATGGCCACCTGTCACTACGCTACTAACGATAACGGGCGCGTTGAACTTCACAATTGCTTCTGCAAAGTAGGTAGTGCCGCTAGTTACGTAAGAAGTGTCGGGTACCACATCCACAATGCGCATCGGCAGGGTAGATGTTGTAGCAGCCGCTTGCAAAATAGCCACCTGTGAGTTACCGCTAGTAGTAACACCAGCGTTCTGCACCAAAGCACTGTTCAAGCCGATATCCGTATACTGGAGACCTGCAATAACAGTAGTGGCCGATACAACGGCTACTTGGAACAGTTGGTCCGGGTCATCCGCTACAAAAGCAGTGATGAAGCCAGAAGTTACAGTGGTGTTAGCCGGAAAATACTGGCTAAAGGTAGGCTGATTGGTAGCCGTATTGATATACGAGCAACCCAAAAACACACCCACAACCCCAGTTGCAGCAACCGAAGTAGTACCCGCTTCTTTGGCGATGGTGCCGTCAGCGATACGAGAAACAATGTCACCGTAGAAAATGCTAGTGTTATAGCCAGAAGCTATACGCATTTGTCGGGTGGCACCCGCAAACACCTGTCCACCGATTAGGTTAACAGGTTTTAGCCCGTAAGGGGCTGATACTGTTGGAAAAGCCATATGAGACTCCTAAATGTTTAAGTTCCTTTGCCGAAAGTGACCTTCGAGTTACGCTCGTTGAAGAGCGGCATCCTCGGGTCATTCTCGCGCATGAGATTGTTGTCTACCGATCGAATCTGCGCGTCCGCCTGCTGGTTATAGTAGGCATTGCGCTCTTCGACCATTTCTATTGGGGCTTTGCAAAGCATGAGTCCACCCATTACGACGTTGTCCTTGAAACGATCATTTTCAGAATGCGTCAAGAAAATTTCGGGGTGGTCCACAGCTTTTACAGGCTCCCAGCCTTCACGTATTTTGGAGGAGACGTTGGTAGGATCAGACTGACCCTGCATCGACACACGAACCCAGTGGAACGCATACCCATCTTGGGGCTTGGGCGACGGAAGTAACTCCGGCTTGGTCCAAGATTTTTTACGCGTTGTCTTTTCGCGGGTGTTCAACTCTCTATCAAGTCTGTTCTCAGCCATTTCGTTTCATCTCCAATTCTGCAACCTGTGCGGCGTATTGTTCCAAAGTAAGCCCTAGCCGTTTGGCTATCGCTTGTGCTGATGGCGAAAGGGTGACCTTTCTAGGGGCCGTGCTCCGCGTTGCGGGTGCCACCACGCTGCTTGCTTTCCTCTGTTGAGGTGTCCTACTCGGAACTTCTTCCCCTTGGAAAGCGTCGGGGAACACCTGTCGCATACGTGCGTTAATGCGCTCGTAGTATTCATCGGAGCGGGGGTCAATACCCTCCCGCCTTAATTTCGTATCCAGCCCCAGAGCGAATGCCGTCATTTCCGGTTGTTCGTCATCTCCAAACCAAGGATTATTCTTGGCCCAGTTCTGTGCTCGCGCGTCCTGTTGGACGGTTGGCGGCGCCGGCTGGGGGTTTGGGGGGAGTTTTACTTCATTCTCTTTGGCTTGTAAAGGGGGTACTTTAATATTCTGTACCCGATCCATACGGATTTTAGCGGTAGTGAGTGCTTCCTGTGCAGCCAAAAGAAGCTCCGAATCACCTGCCTCGTAGGCTTCTTTGTACTTGCGCTTGGCGTCAGCTACCTCGCTCTCCACCGCCCTTTTCGCCTGCTCAACCAGCGCGGTTTGACTCTTATTGACGGAGCCTTTCAGCTGAGAGTTCTCGTCCATCACGGCTTTGACGTAGCGTTCAAGCTCTTCACGCTCACGAAGCGCTTGCTCTTTAGCCCTACGCTCGTCGTGGTAACCTTTGCTGAAGTGCTGGATGCGCTTCTTGACCTTCTCGGAATACTGCCCAAGTTCGTCGTCGGTTACCTCTTCCGGTGGTTCGGATGGCTTGCGGTTTCGATCCGCTTTCGGGGTCGGGTCTACGATCTCGATTTCAAGATCGTCTGCCTTGATGACCTCTACAACGTCCTTTTTCTTCGTCGGTTTCGGGTCGAGCTGGGTTTCCCCTACTGCGCCTTCCACTTCAATATTCAAGGACTCTTTGTCGGACTTATTGTCCGGGTCTGGAAATTCGTACTCTACTGGTTTAAACGCCATGGTTTATTTCCTCACGCACGGGAGATTGCTTTGGGATTGGGGACGACCGCTTCGACTGAGTCATCGTTCATCAGTCGGTATTCTTGGTCGCCAATCTTGAATCGCGTTCCGGTATTTGCTCTGAACATCACGTAGTCGCCCGGTTTGCACCAAGGCCCGTTCGGGAACCGGTCAGGGTCCGAATACGCTTGCTCGCCCACGTCCAACACAAGCCCAATGGTGGACAGGATGTACTCCTCCCTCACCGTTTTGATGGCTTTGACGATCCCGCTGTCTCCAAAAGTTTCTTCTACGTTGGGAAGGGCAATCAGCAGACGATAGCCCACAGGCTTTGGTATCGACGCTTCCAACTCTGCTTGTGTTTGTTCTTCTTGCTCGATCTTGGCTCTACGTTGTAGTTCCAATTCAGTCATCATCGTTCTGTTCCTTGTACACACGCAAAAGGTCGGATAGTTCACGCCGTGCGATAGCTAGACCCCGGATCACTCCGCACGTATCCCTGTACTCTGGGAAGTCTTTAGCTCCTCCAGCACTCAGGTGTTCTTCAAAGTTGCGCTGTTGGGCAGCGATTTTTTCCTCGAGCACGTCAAAGACGGTTTTTGCCATGGACTATCGTCTCCCCGGCGGTTTAGGTTGCTGTAGCTTATTCATACTGAGCATGGTTTTGGCCACGTCTATATCGGTCTTGCGTTTGTGCTGGCGCTGCGCGGCGTCGAGTTTCTCTCCCTCGGCAACGGCGTTGATTTGAACCTTGGTTTTCTCAAGCTGGAGCTTCTCGGCAGCAAGGGCAGCGTCGGTCTGGTCTTTCTGGGTCTTGCGCTGTACTTCCTGCGCCTTGATCTGCACTTCCTGCTGCTGGAGCTGGAAGGCTGGGTCTTGTTGCTGCTGTTGTGCCTGTTGCTGCGCAGCCTCTTGCTGATGGGCCTGAGCAACCTGACGACCGGCGTCAGCCAACAGACGAGAGAGCTGAATCTCCATCTCTTCCGGCATCTCTTCGTCGGGCGCGGGCAGCGGCACACCCAGCTTGTCTTCCATCTGCTTGCGGTAAGCAAACGCCAAGTGTTCAGCCATGTGCGCTTGTAGCGCCCCCATGACCTGCTGCGCCATCGGGTTTTGCCCAATAGTGGCCATAATCATCGGGTCCTGCATGAACGCTTGGTGGGTGGCCATGTGGGCGTCGTGATCTTGATAAATGAATGCCTTCATCGGTTTGCCGACCAGCGCCGCCATGTTCTCGCTCACTGGATCGGCTGGTTTGGCGTCTTTCGAGGACGGGACCAACTTGTCGGCGTTCTTGATGCCCATCACCTCGATCATCTGGCGGTGCAACATCGGCAGGTCGTATATCTGGGGAGCCCCTTGAGCCATTTGCAGCACGGCTTGGTACTGCACAACCCGTTGCGCCATGGTGCTGCTGTTGGGGTCGCTGACCGGAATGACCTCGACCATGGCGTAGTCATCCTGACGCGCACGGGGTTCACCGCGCTCGGGGACGTAGGTGTACTCAGTCGGGGCGTATTCGGCGATGATCTTGCGGAGGAGTTTGAACTCCTGCTTCATCGCGTAGTGCACGCGGGATTGCACCGCGGCCATCGGTTTCAGTGTGCGTTCGAGGAGAGCAAGTGTGGTCCCCACTGGCGCATTAGCGCTCATATCACTGATGTTCATGTCAGAGATGGCGCCTAAACGTCGTCCCTCTTCAGTGATCTGATTCAGCAACGCCAGCAGGGTCTGGCTTGGTTCCTTGTAAGGTAGCGGGAGGATGTTGTCGCGGATGGAGCCGCTTGGTACATCCACATCTCTGAACTCGCCCGGGGCGATGGGGGTGTCGTCGCCCTTCACACGCAGGCCGCGTGATTTGAGCCCCCCGGGCAAGTTACTCAGCGTACCCGCATCAACAAGCTGGCGAATAATAGACGTACCGGCCTTGGCGTAGCCGCCAATAATGTGGATCAAACCGAGACCGTAGAACCCGAAGCCCGGCACGTACACGTAGTGCACGAAGTGCTGCCGCTTAAGCTCAAGGGGGTCATCAGGGTTCCAGTTGCGGCGGACGGCCAGCACAAGGCCGGTGCCCTTCTCGATGGTCACAACGTAAGGCTTGGCCAGCTCGTCCTCGTCGTCCACCCCGTCAATCACGAGGTTAGCGTGCACTTCATACAGCGAGAACCGGTTATCTTGGGTGATGGAGAAGCCACCTTCCTCGGCCTTCTTCTCTTCAATGTCCGTGTGGTATGGGGTCGGCTCACCCAGCTCGACGTCCCGGTAGAAGCCCGCTGCTTGCAGCTTGGCCATCTCGTTCTCGGTCTTGCGCATGACGTGGGTGACACGCTCGGCAGTCTCGAGGTGGGAGGCGCCGTAGGGCACGATGACATCTTCCGCTGGGAGGTAGATAGCCACTTGGCGACCCAGCGTCGGGTCGTAGTACACCTTCTTGAACGCAGACCCCGCCAGACCCAAGGCGTAGAGCATCCGCTCATGCTCGGGGCGGTACTCGGTCATCACATCGGTCAGCTCGTAGTTCATATCTGTCCTGACGCGCTCGGCAGCTTCTTCCTTCTCTCGGGTGACTTCCCCAAGAATCTTGGTCTTCACTGGACCTGCAGCGGGGAATGTCTCGCTCATGGTCTCGGCTTGGAAGCGTATGGCTGCTTCGGCAAGGATGGTGGAGTAGACCCCGCAGGCGTCCTCCCACGGGTCGGTGCGCATCTCGTACTTGAAGCCCAGTACCTCAAGCCCCTTGACGAATGTATCCGCCCACTCTTTGCGCCCCTGAATGTCGGCATCCACCTCGCCCATCAGGTCGGAGGAGAGCCCGGTTAGCACGTTGTCGTCCAGATACTCGGCAAGGTTGGCATCAAACGGAGCCCCTTCGAGACTGTTGGCATCCGGTCCCGGCGCCAGCGTGATCTCCACACTGCCGTCATCGAGCACCACCCGCTCGGGGTTGACGATCTCAATTTCCAGCGCCGGCATGTCGGCACCAAGACTGTCCAACCCCAACGGGGCGGCGTACATGCTCTTATCTATTGCCATATCTACTCCGCCTCTCCCCACTTATCCAGTGGGCACTTTGCATTACGGAAAAACACCTTGACCGGCATTATGCAGCCGCACTCGCGGCACTGCCCAGTCGCCCTGATTAACTGAGGACAGACTTTACAGTCCTTCAACCTTACTCTGGCCAGCGCCTTTGTCTCGGGCGTAAAGCTGGGCATGTTGCTACGGAGCCAGTCGAGTGGGTCAGCCATTAGTAATACCCTCCCTTACGCCGCCTGAACCCACGAACTTCTTCCCGCTCGTCCGACGGGAGGCGAATGAAGCCGCCCTTGCGGAACCGCATCAAGGCTTGGGACATGGAGTCCACCAAGTCATCGTGCTCACCGGAAGGAAAACTGGCCACCTCCTCCATCAACTCTTCCGCCCAACGCGTCTGGGGCACCCAGACCATGCCGGAGGCAAACATATCAGCCACCGCGTTGAGTCGTGCAATCTTGTCGTTACCCTTGGTCGGGGTGAACTCCTGCACTGGTATCCCCATCGCCCGCAGCTCAAACACCAGCGGCGCACCCGACGCTTTGGCCTCGACGATCAACGAGTCCGGTTGCCACTCAGTGTACTCCCGCTGCGCACGCTGCTTCAGCTCGGGAAACTCCATCCTGCTCTTGAACGAATTCAACAGGATAATGTTGGCTTGGAGTTCTCCTCGGTCGTCGGGATGATAAAACACCCCCCACGTCGTACAAGCAGAGTAGTCAGAGCGCTCGGTCTTCAAAAACGCAGTATCCCACGATTGGATGATGAAATCACAGGGGGGTGGGTCATCCTCGGTCCACATTTTCCACCACTCGCGCTTGACGATGGCAGACACGTCGGAGGTGGGCTGCTGTTGGTACTGCGCCATCCACTTGCCGTTGGGCAGCTCCTGACGCAACGCCTCCAACTGCTCGATGGGCCAAAACTCCGGCCACAGCGGCTTGCCCGAGGGCATGATGGCAGGAAACTCAATGACCTCCCACTCCTCTCCGTTGCGCTGCGCCGCCGCTTTTATCACCTGCCCGGTCAAGTCTTTTTTGGACCATCTGGTAGCGACGATGACAATGGCCCCACCCGGTTGCAGACGCTGCCGGGGGCCGGAGGTGTACCACTCGTAGGTCTTGTCGTATATCTCCGGGTTAGTCTCGGCCATGGTGGCCTCTTGTTCGGAGTGCGGATCGTCAATAATGAGCAGGTCGGCACCCTTCCCAGTCACCGCACCCCCCACACCGATGGCAAAGTAGTCACCACCCTTGTTAGTCGCCCACCTACCCGCCGCTTTTGAGTCAGTTTGCAGCTGCACGTCAGGAAAAACGGCAGTGTAAGCCTCCTGATCGACCAAATTTCGCACTTTACGACCAAAACCAGTGGCCAACTCGGCAGTGTGGGAGGTCTGGATGACCTTTTTGTGCGGAAATCGCCCCAAAAACCACGCAGGGAGCAGGTATGAAGCGAATTCGCTCTTGGTATGCCGGGGTGGCATGTTGATGATGAGGCGTTTCAACTCCCCGCGGGCCACTCGCTCGAAGGCTTCCGCCATAATCTTGTGGTGTCTGCCTCCTATAAAGGAAGGCCACATGTCTTTCACGAACTCAAGGAACCGAGTCTGCGCCAGTTGACGCTTTTTCAGCTCCCCCAAGTGGTCCAACTCAGCGAGGAGCTTTTCCTGCTCTGACGAGGATAGCAGAGGCAGTATGGTCGGGATGTCCTTGAGGCTCACCCCTTCAAACATTCGCCGCCTCGGTGTCGGGGGCAGGAAGATCAAGCTCGTCACCCAACTTCGGACGGGACTCCAAGACCCCCAACTCTTCGTCCAATGACGCCCCGATAGGTACTGTCTCTACTACAGTAGCGTTAAGAAGCCGCTTGACGCGCTCCTTGATGGCCCTCTCCAAGTCCTCGGGGTTCTTGTAGTTGATGGTGACCTCACTCCGCTCCGTAAACAAACCCACGTCGCTGTGCTTACCTAACAACTCAAGGGCTTTTAGCTCGTACCGCGGGTCGCCGCAGTTGGCAATCTCCATCAACTTGTTGGTAACAGCGGCTCTAGTAACAGCAACATCAAGCGCCAGCTGCTGGCCGTACGTACGCAAGAAAGCTGCGGCAGCAAAAGCAGTATTCGGCGTCTTAAGTTCGGAAGTTTTCTTGTTCTTGATGGCCTCGGTAATTAGCCGGGTCTGCCTCTCGGCATCAATGGGATCAAGCTCGAGTTCCGCACCAAGCTCCATCTGGAGCTCTACGGTGTTCCCGGCAACAGCCATCTCTTCCAAGAAAGTTGAGGACTTCTCTGCATCGAGACTGTAGGGCAGCGGGTGCTCCGCTGTTGGTTCAATGTGCACTATAGACATAGCAGCTTAGGTCTTCGCAGGTATGGGGATACCGGTGGCCCGCAGTGTAGCGGCGCTTTTTGAAAAAATATATACCCCCCGGGGGGTTGCGATTTGAAAAGGTAAGGGGGGTGTTTCCTGTGCCACATTGTAATGTAGTTGTGGAAAAAGTGTGGGGGGATGAGTGGATTAGTATGTAGGGGGGAGGCGGGACTCCTTCGCTCCTAAGTGGCCCCTGCCCGCCCGGTGGGGTCGCGTCTGGCCCGTTTTGCCCCTGTCGCCCGGTTGGAACAATGTGCCACGATATGCTATATTGGTTTCAGTCGGAGCAATATCGCACCGGCACAACGTAGGTGACCACCTACATAGATAAAGAGGCACTTAGCATGAAATCGAAAACCAATAACGCAAATGTAGTTACCGTAACTTCCTTCGACACTGAGGCACTTATGGTGCGCGTACGTGACGTGGAAGCCAGCGCCAGCACAATAGATGGGGATCGCAAGGCAATAATGGAAACGTTATCAGCCGAATTCGGCGCGCCAGCCTTGATGCCAGCAAAGGCTGGTGGCATCAATTGCGCCGCATTCAGAACGGGCACGAAGGATGAAACGCGGAAGGCGGAAGCCTCTCGCCTTGGAATGCCCTCTCACAAAGCGCGCCAGCTAGCCGATATTGTAAACGGGATCAACGCCATTCGGCATAACGTGTGGCAAGAATACCAGAGAGCATATTTCGGTCGCGCCACCCCCAAGGCCAGCGAACCCGTAACGTTATCGGCGGAAGCCAAAGCGGCGAATGCTGCCAAGGCGGAAGCCAAGGAAGCGAAAACGCAAGTAGACTTGGCACGCGCCGCACTCATTGTGGCTAGTGTCGAGAAAAAAGGCGTGGCGGAAGCCAAGGCCAATCTTGAAGAGAAAAAGGCCGAGGCGGAACAAGCCAAGGCCAAGGCGGAACAAGCCAAGGCCAAGGCAGTGGAAGCTGGCAAGGCCATAATGGAAACCAAGGCCAGCGAGTCGCTGGCGGATATAATCCAGCGTGCCATAGATATGGCTGAAAAAGCCGGAAAGGCCAGCGTTATGGATTTATTGACTGAGGCACTAGAAAGCCTCTAAGCCAGACCCGCTTGACGAACCCCGCTTCGGCGGGGTTTTTTTGCCCGCGATTTCTCGCGGCCTGATGACAGTGACATGATAGTGTCGCGTGATAGTTCCATTTGTTGGAGTAGCAGTAGTAGCAGCGGGGGAAGGTAGGTGGCGCGGTAACTAGGCAGCTGCCTAGATAGCGGCGGGAGCGGGGGAAATTTGCGGGGTGAAGAAGTTAAGCTGTAAGCCACAGCTTAATCCCGGTTTGCGCGGGTGTCAACGGGTTTCCGCCAGTTTTTCTGCTTTAGGTCAACAGCGTTGACTATTCATAAGAAAAGCGTGCCAACTTTTTAGCGTGTTTATAACGTTGTACCACGGGTTGAGGGGGTAAACAGGCGGTTACTTTAAGAAAACGTCGTAAGTCATTGATTTGTAGTGTGCTCGGGATAATGTTACAAAGTTATAAAATGGTCACTTTAATGTTATGCTCTAAGTGCTTGATTTGCATACAATGTTTCTAATGTTACAATGTTACAGCCAAAAAAGAGGGGGGTAGGGTCGGGCAGAACGAGTTCGTCGCGGTATGCAGCAACTCAATTACATGAAAGGGGGGGGGGGGGGGTATATATATATATTTTTTCATGAAA